TCTTTTGGGTCAGCAACAATAACACCTCCTGCGTGACGTCCAACAGAACGGTTTTGCATAAACAAGGTTGCTACATGCTCGCCAACCTCCGGATACTTTTCCATAAACTCCTGATATGTAGGAGAATACTTCATGCAGTCTTCATGCTTAAGAACAAAGACAGACTTTTCTTGATTTTCATCACGAGCAAGTGCCATTACTTCTTCTTGCAGCGGTCCTGTTAGTTTATTTACCTCATCAAAAGGAACACCATGGAACTTAGAGATATCTTTGATAAGTGACTTAAGTTTAAGAGTATTAAAGTTAGATACAGGAATAACAGCATCATCACCATAAAGTTCACGTGCTGCATTGATTAGTTCATCACGGTCACCTGCATCTGTATCAATATCAGGCCAAGAAACACGGTGACGACCTAGGAAACGAGACCATAGAAGATTATAAGGAATAGGATCAAGCTGTGTAATACCAAGTAGATAGTTTACAAGAGATCCACCTCCACTACCACGAGCAGGGCCAAATAGAGTCTTAGTTTCAGCCTTCTTGAAGATTTCATACATCGTAATAAAGTATGATTCGTGTCCTAGAAACTTAATATCAGATAACTCTTCTTTAGCACGATCAACGTATTCTTTGTTATCTGCTAAACCTTCTCGAACTAGTGCTTCTTTAACAAGATCTGATAGATGCTTAAATGGCGTTTTGCCAGGAACACTAATCTTCGGAAGCTTTGCTTCGCTATCTACCCATGTATCTTCACATTCATTCCAAACGATATCATGAGTTCTTTCAATAGCACCTTTAACTAGTTCTTCATTGCCTTTATAGAAATCGTGGTTACTGTAACCGTCCTTAAACTCATCCCACATTTGAGATGCATTCTTAGGAAACAGCTCACACTGCAACTCTTCATACTGCGGAAGAGTCATGCCATCACGTTTACCAAGCCAACCAAGCTTTTTATACAGCTCACGTGCTTGCCATTTGTCTTGTGTAGGATAATGAGAATCAGCTGTTGCAATAATCGGGATGTTTGTTAGCTTATGATGTTCAATAAGATAATCATTAACAACATGTTGCTTATCGATTTTATTGAACTGTAGTTCTAGATTAAAGTTATCACCAACGCAGTCAAGGAAACGATCAGAAAGCTTTGTAAGCTCTGCTTGGATTTCAGCACGTGATTGACCATGTGCTACACCACGAAGAATACGATTTGCAAAAACACCGCCTAAACATGCAGTTGATACATGCAAACCTTCACCATGCTCTTTAAGCATTTGAAAGTCAATGCGAGGATATCGATAGAAGCCGTATTTATATGACTTCTTAACAAGAGTAAATAGATTTGCTAGACCTTTAGCATTCTTTGCAATAGCAACAAGGTGATATCGTCGTTTCCATTCATCTTTTAAGATGTCAATGCTTTTGGTTTCATCTTCATCCTCAACAACGTGACCGCCTGCCTCATCATCGGCATCAATATCAATCTTTTCTTTTGCCTTCTTTTCAGCAGCAGCTGATGACTTTGCATCTTTAATAGCTTGCTTATGTGCAGCATAATCTTCAGTCCATTGCTGCAGTGAAGGAACGAAATAAAACTCAACACCATAAAGCTGGCGATAGTTTTTACCTTGCTTTTGAAGTTTAGCTGCATGCGAATGTGCATGAGCAAGGCCATTACCATTACCATGATCAGTAAGTGCCCATGCATCCATACCTTGTGACTCAGAAGTAATGAAGTCAATGTGATCGGCAGGATAACCTAGACCATCAAAGGTTGAGAAATGTGAGTGAGCATGGAGCCCGACGAATCTTGTTGGAGGCTTAATTAAATCAATTGACAATTTATCACCTTTCTATGTTTTTTATATTATATACACATTATTTCTTTATTACAACTATGAAAGTCTAACTATTCATCAACAATGACAGCAACGTGTTCATCTTTACATAGTATAAGATCGTTTTTATCGCAAAGAACTCTAAGTTTTCTTGAAGGGTTAAAGCCAGGAGACCTATCAATAACTTCTATGACTAAACCTATTTTATTTTGATCATTCCCAAGTGGGCCAAATATCTTTACTAGGTCACCTGGTTTTGAATAAGCACCATGGATAAAATTCATAGAAAAGTTACGTAGTCTGAAGGTTCTTTTACTACTTCACCATGTGACCAGTAGATTGTCAATATTTTTCTTTCTTTACCTAGAAGATCTTTGTGAATGGAGTTTTCTATTTTCATGATTATACCTACAATGTTGTTTGTTAGCTCATAAGTGCTAAGAGGATATTTTGGTTGGACTAAATCATATTTCTTCATTGACACTTAAGTCTTTAATTAAATTATCAAAACTTTTTTGGCAAAGTGTATTTTCTTTCGTGCTTAATACAATATCGACTTTGTTTTCAACATATTCTAGATTTTTCAATAAGTTTTCGCAATCTTTCTTTTCCCATGATGCTGGGAGAAGATCTTCATCTAAAAGTGCTGCTCTAAAATATTCTTTTGAATGAATAAGAGCAGCTTTAATAACGCCGAAGTCTTCGCGGTGAAAAAATACTTTTTTAAGTTTTGACATTGTTATATGTTTCCAATTGATGTTTTAAGTGAAGTGAAAGTTTCTGTAAAGCTTTTATGTCTTCTTTATCTTTTAGACTAAAGAACATTGTAATGAGATTTGCTTCTGGATAGTTATGATCCCACATTTCAAATTCAATGCCATAAGATTTTATTTCAAGTGAAAATGTTTTACAACCTTCAGATTTAATTTCAATATTTGAACTCATATATGTTTTAATATTAAGTGAGAGGTAGATTATAATGTTCTGTATATATTTGACTCTGAACTTCTTTAAGTTTTTGAATTGTAATAAGTTGATTAAATAGCTCAGTATAATTGGTTTTATTAGCAATGGGAGCAATATAACATCTACGTTGCCAGATAGATTTCATTTTTTTAATTGCTTTTTTCTTTCTTAGTCTTTTATTTCCTTTTTCTTTTTTCATGTAAGATAAAAGAAAGTTTTTTCTAAATTCTTTCCATGTCAAAACACTTGATAAAGTTTCATAGTGTTTCTCAGATAAGAAAAAATCTTTTTGACGTGACATTAATTGTTGTAGAATATTTGATTTATATTTATTTGTTATTGTTATCATTTAATTTAATTTTCATCAACAAAATTTCTATTTCATTGGCAATATCATATACTTTTACTAGTTCATCTGGAATTTCTCCGGCAAGTAAAGTCTCAGCGTCTTTTAAGTCATTTACTAAATCCCAACAAAGATGACAAAAACTCTTATTTATTTCTTTAACTACTTTGTTTTCGGCTTTTAGTACCTCTAGCTCACTTAAATCTTTCTCATGTTCTGTTTTATTATTGCTATTAGCAAAATATTTTTCTACATTTGAAGACACTTCTTGATCTGACATTTCTTTTATTTCTTCACATAACTTTTGTTCGAAAAGATCATCTGTTTCTAGAGGAGAATAATAAAGACCAAGATTACACTTTTCAATAATGTCTTTTACTTCTTCTAAAGTCCAAATAATTTTTGTATATAACATTCCTCTCTGTGAGCTAGTTATAACAAATTTATAAATTAGACTAGGCGCATCCATTACTAGACCTGGAGGGGCTTTAAAATCTTTTTGAAAGTTTTTTTCCCAAGACTTTACAGCACTTATAATCTTGCCTAAACTTTGACTTTTTTCTAATATTCTGTCCAGTCCCCACGGATCTGTTTCAGCTAATTCTATCTGCCAAGTGTTTTCTTTGTTTCTTAGAAATTTTTTTATTTCTTTCACGTTGTTCATAACCTAAATCCACTTGTTACAATCTGTACAACCATATCTTGTAGGAAAGCCTGGCCTTCTATCTTCAATTGTATTTTGATGAGCACATTTAGCTTTTGAAGTCTGTGTAGTATATGAATATTGCATATCTTCAGGGCTAGAGAAGTCTTGCAGTCCTTCCTTGTAACCTTTTACAAAAGATTGATATAGACTTTCTTTTACATCTTTTTCTGATAGATCAGACAGTTCTACAGTTCTATAATTGTCATGTAACCAAGTTTCAAACATAATAGGAATACTAACATCGTGATACTCTGTATTTAAGCCTCGATGATAACCTGCATTATAAGAATTGACTTCGTAATTAGACCACATTTTATAAAAAATACTTTCTTTTGAATAATTTGTAGATTGATATTTAATTTTCTTCAACAACTTTTTTAAGAATAGAGAAACTGTGTCTTTCTCTAGAACCATCAAACCACCAGACATAGTGCCAGTTTGGGGTAATTTTTGTAATTATTCCAATATAACTTTCATTAAAACCAATATGACTTACTAGATCACCTTCTTTAAGACTTTGATTGGAAATAGATTTGTCATAATAGAATATTGACAATTTATCACCTTTCTATGTTTTTTATATTATATACACATTATTTCATATTTACAATATAGAGAATTATATAGGCTGAAACATGAATAGAAAAGAATTTACTAATCTTCTTCTCGAATGGCGAGAAAACTTTATTATTGAAAGAGGCTTGCCTCATGAAAAACTTGGAAAATTTGAAGGTATAATAAAATTTTCGGAGCTTGTAAGGAAAAACCCGAGTATCATACCTATTGAGTTTGTTACGTTTAAGTTCAATCAAGAGAAAAAGCCTTTTTATCAAGATATTATAGCAAAGTATAGCTCTGAAGGGAGCAACAGAGAAGCTGTTTTAGATAACACAGAACAAAATAGACAAGCCATAGCAAAAGATTTAGAGGACGCAAATCTCATTGACAAAGTAAAGTCTAATCAAATATTAAATTCTTCAGACGCTGATATTGTTATAATACCTGAAGAAGGTGATATTTCTTCAGAAATAAATAAAGATTCAATGGGTAATACAATTTGGTCAATACATGATTTGTGGCACGCTTATTTACAAGATGTCATTAAATATAATTTTAAATCAAAACATGACCATAATGATTATTACTTGTTTTTAGAGTTTGTAATGCAAGCTCTTTCAACAGAAGACTATCCTCATTTTTTTGACTTTGTTGACGCTGATCCTTCGATATTCGCTTTTTTGTATTTGTTTATTATGGAATTTGATAGTCAAACAAATGAATTTGATATTGAAAAATCAAATAATAACATTGATAAGCTAAAAGCTGACTTGCAAAATTTTGATCTATCAAACTATTTGAGCAAAGATGAATATCCTGATTACTTAGAGAAAGAAACAATTGTAAATGTTGATTCTCTTATAGACACAATTAAAAATATAAACAAAAGTACTTGTGAGACTTTGCAACAAAAGATTTTTAATAAAAACAAAGAGATTAAATTAGAAATCATATCGTAAATTAAAGATTGTAAAACGAATACAAGTTTTTTAGATAATCATCAGGACATTCAGAGATATTACCATTTGACCAGAATATCCTAACTTTTTTAGAATGTCTTAATTGATGCAAGCCTTCTATTTCTTCTTCAGCATAAACGCTTACATTCGTTACTAAACCAATTAGACCAGTATGGTTAGGAAAAGCATGATTCATGCTGTGATAAGGAACAACTAGATCATATTTCTTCATATAATTTCTTTACCTTCGATAAGTCTAAATGTTCTTTTTTCATTAAACCGCATTACTTTACCATACTTGAGACGCATACTTTCAACACAACTTATGTAGTTATTAGGGCTTTGCGCATCATCTGTATGTTCGTTGAAAAACTGAATGAGTGTTTCCAATGATTGATATCCTCCGCCTAATCCCCAATAACATTCACCTGCAAACCACATACGCAATCGATTAGGCATCCATCTCTTTTCTTTACAACTTAAAACTTCAGCATTTAACAGCGAATTATTTGTTTGACTGCTAAACAACTCTTCTTTAGTAAACTCTGGCTGAAATGTATTTTCTTTTAAGTTGTCTTGCGAAGCTTTATCTAATAAAGTTATGGACCATTGTTCAGCTGTATCAAACATAGACATATTTTTACTTCTTGCTTTTAAGATGCTTATTTCTCTAAATGCTAGCTGTCTAAGCAGTGGAACCAAAACATTGTCTTTTTCAATAAACGGGGGAGCTAAGCTAAGAAGAATATGTGTAAGCTGCCTAGCATCAATTAGACCGTGATGCAATGCCGTAGATATTTGTGTGCTTCCGTTACGCATATTGCGAGTTGTACGATATGTGAGAATCTTTTCTTCTATTCGTTTCCAAAGACTTTTAACATAACTTTCAGTCTTTTCATATAGAGTCTTGTCAAGCTGATAAACTTCACCTAAACCGTCGAAAGACTTAACAAGCTCGTGATCAAACTTAACCTCCTTGATGTCTTTTCTATTTTTAGCCCAATACACCCATCTGCTTTTTGCTGTCATTTTAAGACAAGAAGGGTCGTAAGAGTCACTATCTATAACTTCTAAGCATACGTTTTCAATGTTTAGCGAATCTTTACCAAAGAGTGGCATATCATATAAGACTTTATCAATCTTGTTTCTCTGGCAGTAATCTTGTATATCTTTTTCTGGATGCGCAGATTTAAGAATATAAAGGTTAAAGTTTAACTTTTCTTTTAAGGAGTAAGCAAAATGATTTAATGCTTCTTTATGCATTGATATGTCTGTAGACTTATATAAGTTTCTAGCTTCAGAAGACCAATACCAGTTTGAAGGATAAACAAAAGAAGCTTGGTCGTAGTTATCACATGCTGTTTTAACAAGAAGACTATTAAGTCTAAAACTATGATCTAAAACAACTAAACATTTAGACATTCAATAGCCTTTCTTTTTATTTATTATACAATATTTTTATCAATAATACATTACTGAGTCTTTTCTATAACATACCTTTCATCATCTCTTTCACTAGACTCTTGGTAAGATAACCACTTTGTTCCTGCATAGTCTCTAAATTCGAGATGAGGTATAACCCAAAACAAGTTTCTGTCTTTAAGGTCTTTATAGAAAGGCCTCATAAAGACAACTTCAATATCAATGCCGTGATCTCTTTTTAGGAGAGCGGCTGCGGCCAAGTTAGCATCATATTTAGAGTCTCTTCTCTTTGCTTTTGTCTCAATATATTTGTCTTCGTCAGGCAAATAAAAATCTGGCGTATAAGATCTAATGTAACCGTTCATTTCAAACTGAAATGTTTTATGTTCGTAGATCCACTTTTTATTTGTCCAGTTGCAATATCTTGCAAAGTCTGCCTCTAAAGCACTCTTAAAAAAGAAGTTATCAGGTAAATCTCTTCTATAACCTGCTCTGGTTGTTCTAGGCATAGATATTTGACCTGATGATTGTGCATAGTTTCTACATGTTGTAGAACAATGCTTTGTTTCTCTTCCTACAGGACGCTCAAAGTCTTTCTTGCAGACAGGACAACTTTTTGTCACTCTTGTTAACTTGACACTGTCAACATAACACTCTTTTGTGCAAAACTGTTTATCGTCATTTTCCTTAACAATAAAGATGTTATTACACTTTATGCAGTTTCTTTTTTCAAGAGGAATCTTTTTACTTTCATTAATTCCTCTATTTCTGCATTTTATGTTGCAGTATTTACTTTTTTCTGCTCTTGCAGCTGATACTTTATATTCTTTACCACATGTTTGGCAATTCTTTAATACTGGCATAGTTCCTCCTTTTAGATAAATAGGGGAAACCACACCTTATATTGCCCAGTTTACACAACTTTTGGAAAATGACTTTCTAAATTAAAGCCATCCGCTTCAGCCTTGTCTAAGTGCAATAGTGGATTATAACCATCAGTTCGATCTAAGTTAAGACTGTCCCAAACTTCTTGGATGCCACTACGAAGACTATATTGAGGCTGCCAATTTGTTTGTTTACGAATCTTGTTTGATGAAAGCCTATGGTTACCAAGGTAATCAGTTTCGGGCTTCCACGTAAAAACCTCCTGCATGTCTAGACCACTAACTTCTTGCATGATATTAACAATATCGCGTGTTACGCAAGGAGTTTCTGCTGCAACATTAAAGTCATCTTGCCAAAGATCTTGAGAAATAACAGACATTACACCATCACAAAAGTCTTCAACATAAAGATAGTCTTTAACTTTAAGTGGATCAAGAAACATCTTAATGCTATTTCGACCATTAAGAGCTGAATATAAACCTTTTGCAATAAGAGAGTTCATATCACCAATGCCACCAAATGCAAATAGTGGTCTAACAATATTCCACTTTTCACACATACCACGAATAATATCTTCAGCAGCAACCTTTTGACAACCATAAAGTGTTGTTGGCTTTCTAGCAGAGTTTTCAACGATTTTATTTGTTTGATACCTAGCAGTATCATAAATAACTGTTGTTCCTGTATAACAAACTGCTACATCACATGCATTTGCTGCGCGAACGATATTATGTGTTCCTGCAACATTACTTAACGTAGAATCAGTAGAATTTAGTGCTACAACATCGGTTCCTACAACAGCAGCATTATGAATGACAACATCAATGTCTAGATCATAAAAAGCCCTAATCCATGCTTGCTCGCTGTTATTATATACACAAGGCTCGTCGGTTCTTGGACGCCTACTAACAAAGTTTTTATAGTTATTTAGGGAAACAAACTCGTGACCAAACTTTTCAATTGATTTAGGTAGGTTTCTACCAATAAAGCCACTTTCACCAGTAATAGCAATCTTCATTTAATATCCTTTTTGATTTATTATACAATACAAAAGTCTAATTTACAACACCAAATACTTGTCTTCCAGGCGACCAATGTGTTGTTCTTTTATCTGGTGTTTCTTCTTTAATAACTTGATTTCCTAGAGGATCAATCTTTTTACTATAAACATTAAAAAAGTCAGTTGCTTCACCTTCTTCATTGTCAAAGTTTGTGTATGTTTTCAATGAAGCACCTTGACTTTTATATGACTCTCTTATCACATGTAGTATAGCTAGTTCTAACCTCATTAAGTCTTTATCTGAAAGATTACTTATTGTTGCATGAGGGTTAATTTTAGATAACCACAAACTTTCAGCTTTAATATAGTTTCCAACACCACTTATGATATTTTGCTTCATTAAAACTTCACATATATTTTTACTATCTCTCTTTCTCATAATTTGAACAAAGTTATGTGGAGGATTACTTAACATATCAGGTCCAATTGACTTAAGCTTTTTAACTAGCTCTTCTCTTGTTTTAACATGAAAAGTGCCAAAGTTTCTAATATCATTAAAGTAAACGTGGTCATCTTCGACAAAGTTTATTTGTAGTCTAGAATGTTTCTTATTTACTCTTGACCAGCTTCCGGTCATACCTAAGGTATTAAATATGATATTCCTTTGAAGCTCAAACCAGATAAACTTTCCTTTACAATTAACTGATAAGACTTTTTGTCCATTTAAGTTATCTAAGTTATCAATTGGCTTCTTAAGATATCTTCCACTTAAGACATCTAAGTTTTTAATTGTTTTATTAGCGTAAAGCTTGTTAAGCTTATCAACATAAAGCTTTACTTCAGGTCCTTCTGGCATTTTTACTCGATTGCTAGACTGTAAGGTTCCTCGTAAAGGCATCCATCTGCAAGACACCGACCAATATATTCCTGTAGCTCTTCAAAGCTAGTACATACCTTAATTCCACTTCTTGCAAGCATTAGATTAAACTTAGCATTTGGCGGAAGACCTGCACAATAATAAATGATAGGCTTACCAAGCGCATAAGCATAACCTGCTTCCCAAATAGTTCCAATATCCTTATCACGAGTATTTACAAAAACAAAATCAGCCGTTTCAATATGATGAAGATTACCTTCAAAGGTCTGATCTTGAACCTCTTTTGGTGCATTTGGCGGACAAACAAAGATCTGTCTTGGCGCTGCCATGTCAACACCTTCTAGGCCACCAAAATATCCTTCTAGTTGATCCAGCTCTTCAGCTGCTGCAGGTGAAAACCATCCGCTTGCAAGATACATTTTCCATTTGTGATCTTTAGGCATTAGAATCATATCAGTCATATTAAGCATTCTCCTTATTTAGTGTTGTACGAATATCATTGATTGCTGCAACATCAGCATCCCATAGTCGAGTAAAAGTCTTTTGGAAAGGATCACCGTTTGTTCCGTTAAGTGCCTCACGGCGGCAAGGATAAATTGTATCCTGCTCATGATAGTCAAATGAATCATTCTTTGGCTCAGGCTGATAAAGGTTTGTACCTTTGCTTGTCCATGTATCTCCTTCCTTAACACGGAAAGTCTTAATGTAATGCATATCAGGTCGCTCAAAGTCAAGAACAGTTGAAAACTCTGGAATACACTCACAAATAAGACGTGCCATTTGAGTCGCAAGAATGTTATCAACCTCAGGCTGAATTTGAACATCTTGACGTTGTCGAACAAGACCAATCAAATCCTTAATGTTAAACCTAGCATAATAGAAAGAAGTAAGGCATTTAGGAAGGATAATACGTGCATCCATCATTGAAATAACCTTAGAATCAACCATGTCAGCATAAAGCTGCTTTGTATCGTTAACAAGTTGCTGGTAACGGTCATAAAACTCAGGCGAGTTTTCAATAGCCTCTGGAACAACAGCAGGATCATCACGAAGATCACGATCACCCGTGCATTGTGCTGCAAATGAACCGGCACGATGTCGAATAAGATGTGTTACTGTTTGAAGAGAAATTCCACTAATTCTAAACGTAAAACCAAGGCACTCCATAGGCGTAGGCAAAGCTCTAAAGTTAAGAACATCAATAAGATTAAGTGACTTATCACGTGTAGAAACATTATCAGGAGAAGATTGCCAAGGATCGTCCGCCCAGGTCGCTTTTGTATAACACCATGCAACATTATGTGCCTGCTCTCGTGATGGCGCATCAACTAGCTCCACCTTAAGAGCTTCAAGATTGTTTTGAAATGTCGTATTACAAGATTGTCCAAACTTAAGATCCATAGGAAGAGTAATCGGGTCAATGTTATTATTAAGTGGCATTTAATTTCCTTTTGTTATTTGTGTCAATATAATAAATAATTTTTGTCTAATTTACAACTTATTTTAATTTTAACGATAAATCCAAAACTTTGTAATGCATATTCTCTAAAGATGTTTCGTAAATATATTCGTCTTTCTTTGGATGATCTAAAATGCTTTTGTTATATTCATAGATTGGCATTACAACTGGAACATTATGATTTGCATATTCACTTACATGTTTAGGTGAATCATCAATTGCAAACTTAAATCTTCCATCCAAATAAAAGTCTTGTTTTGCCAACCAAATATATTTTTCAGAAGAAAAGTTTAGCTTGTCAAATACAATATTACTATCAAGCAGACTCTGAAGTGTTTGATATTTGCATCTTAGATTTGCTTCTGGTCTGCTTGTTAGTAACTGGATTTCATAGCCTGACTTTTGTAAAGCTTCTGTCATAAGAGAAGCATTTTGAAAAGCTGGAATTGTTAGTAGACCATCTTCTTCCATAAACTCTTCAAAAACACTTTCAGGACTTAATCCAATGTCTTTAACAGCAATAGATGAATAATACTGATTTGAGTTATCATCAATCTCTATTGAGTATGTGTCTCTAATCCACTGATTAAATGTAGATCTAAAAGAGACAAGAACATCATCAATATCCACAACAACAACAGGCTTATTGGTAGTTCTATATGCAACATCTTTATGAAGATAGTTGTCTTTATGTTGAAATGCTTTTAAGAAAGTATCTTCATTAATATCATATAAGTTTAGTATTGCTAGCAAATATCTAAATGCGTCAACAGACTTATATAAGACTTTACCTTTATCAACTGTAAACTCGTCTTTATCATAGAACTTATAGTTTGTTGACGATACAATCTGAGTAGTCTCACTATGTAAAGAAAGTGACAAAGTCTTAAGCATCTCTTCTTTTTGTTTAGAAGACATATTGTTTTTATCGTAAAATAAGTTTGAAAACTTTTCTTGTAGTTCTAAATATTTTTTTAAGTCCATGTTTACCTCTGGACTTATTATATCTTATTTGTATCTATTTTTACATTATTTCTTTAACAGCTGCAGTAAAATCATCTAGCTGCTTATCAGTCATACTACTAGCAAAAGTATTTATGATAATGTCTACCTGTGATTGATTCATTGTAAAGCCAGTTTGTGCAACTAGAACAAATAGCGCTAATAAAGTTGTAGAATACTTAAGCTGAAGTTTATTTGTAATTGAATCATCAACATCATCTCTAAATCTCATTGAGTCACGAAGTTCTTCTAGAAGTGCATATGCAGAGTTTAATGACCCTACTTTATCAGCAATCATATTTATTGCTGCTTCTAACTTAACTTTTTGAGGTGATGGTTTCATCTCTTCTTCAATAGCTTCTAGGAGTGGCTTTAATGTATACTTACTCATTTTAATCCTTACTTAAAATAATATCTTTAACTATTTGTTTATCTTCATTACTAAGCACAAACTTAATGTCTCTTGAAGCTAATAAATCTTTTATTGTTAACGTTCTATATTTATTGTAATAGTAATAATAAGATAAAGTTCTTGCAATATTACTATTTATATCACTTTCTTCAGAATATGAAGTAAATTCTAATGCTTCTTTTGCATTAACAATTTCTTTTGCAATACTAGCAATAAAAGAAGCCTTAAATCTTTCATATGTTTGTATATTAGTGTTATAAATACAGTTTGCAATAATAATACCATCATCAATCTCATCTGTCGTAGAGTAAGGAACTTCATCCTCATTTACTACAAAATAAAAGGTATTGTTAACTTCTGTATACTTTACCTTGTTTCGTAACAAAACATTTGCTTCAACTGAAAGATCTGTTTTTTCAAATATAGAAGCATTTGCATTTTTACTTAAAAAAGGAACCTCTTTATCAAAAACAACTTGTTTATCTTGATGAAACATTATTAAGACTTCACGATAGTTTAGAAAAAGTGTCATCTCAAACTCTGTTAGCAAACCTAGATAATTTAGAATATGAGATTCTACTTTTTTCTCGTATGTCTCAATAAAATCATCTACATCACTATCGAATTTGTAATTCACTTTAATATCCGTCAGTCAGCCTTTTCTTAATTATTTCGTGTTTTCTCTCAAAGGCACTAAAAAATTTCTTGCTATCAACACCACAAAGAATTAAAAGATTAAAAAAGTAGTTAAAAGCATCTACGATTTCTTCTAAAAATTCCTCTTGATCAATGTCAGGAAGATCAGATGTTCGATGAGGTTTCCAGTTTTTAAGATGACCTAAAGCCTCAAACATTTCTTCAACACCATTAAGCGCAATTTGTCGAATAAACTTTTGTGACTCTTTTGTTGTAATATCAACAGGCCACTGATTTGGAAATGACTCTGGAAACCTTTTAATTAAAAGCTGTAAAAACTCTTCTCTATGTGTAAAAATAGTTTCTAGCTTATCTTTCAATTTAATACCCTTTATTGTTAAGTGTCGTCTTTGGCACCTTCTGCAATAATTCTATCTAAATTTTGATTAAATACATGCATATAATCTTGGTCAATTTCCAAGACACCTTCAGCCTCAACTAACTCTAACATTCTAAAGTTATCTGTAATATCTGTTCCTGTCATAATAGCCATTTGTAGCAGTTTAACCACGTGTGCAATTGTATCGTCACTTAACTTCATATTATCTCCTATACTATAATTGGGTTTTTCTTTGTTTTAATTGCAATAGATTCAGTGTCATGATCAATTAGTTTTGCCATGTCTAAGTTTTCAATTCTTATTAGACCTTTCAACACCTTCATGCATGCATCTAAATCTTTTGGATTTGGATCGTTAGGATCAACATATTTCGGGTTATATGAAATGTTTAATTCTATTATTCTTTTTCCACTTGATGTTCTTTTATCTGAAAGGGGTCTTGTCTGCCTGACAGTTGCAACACCTCCTAATGATCTTGCATCTGTTAAAATATCTAAAATGTTAGGATCATCTTTTCCTTCAATCTGAACTCTGCAGTGAACTAACATTTTAACTAAATCTTCGTGTCTCTCTTGTAATAAACCTGTCATATATTTACCTCATTTACATAAACTAAATATATATTTAATGATTATTAATTTCTCGATAAACATTAGTTGCAAAAGGCCAGATATTTACAATAATCTCTAGCATTCCTTTTGCTAGCTGCTGGATTTCCCATTGTGCGCCTTCATGAATTCTTAGATCAATAAACTTAAGAATATTATTAAGATTTGCTGTTGCGTAATACTTTGTATAAAGGTTCTGTGGAAGAATCATACGTGCTTGTTCTCTTGCAACGCCACCCTTGATAAGCTTTTCATAAAGTTCTAAAGAATCACTGCAGTGTTCTCGCACAACATCAGATGCGCTACCTTCGCCGCCAAAGCCTGTAAAAATGTTAGGATTTACTAGATCATCTGTAGATGCTTGTCGATTTGAAGATGACTGCATTCTAAAAGAAGCAGGAAAATAAAACTTCATATCATAGTCTGTATATCGTCTACTAATTTCGTTGTAACTCCATGTTCGATGTCGATGATGTTGCGACCGAATAAATAGAGGAACTTCGATAAGAAATGTAGCAAAGTTATGTTCTAGAGTTGAAGTATGTTTATGTTTAATAAGATACTTGATAAGTTTACGATCACGATTATCTAATTCTTGTTTCTCAACACCAAACGAGACTCTAGCTGAGTTGACAATTGTAAGCTCGTCACCCATGCTTTGAACAAGACTAATGTGACCAATATCATCATTATATAATTTAACAGTTAAATTGTTTGAACTCATTTATTTCCTCTTAATTTAATAGTTATTATAGAATATAATTTGCATATTTACATTAAAAAATAAATAGAGGCATTATGACATATCATATAAACCTTCAACACAGACGTGGAGTTAAAGTTTTAAGAACTGATAACACTTCGAATGCTATTAGACAAATTGTTACAAATTCTTTAATTACAGTCAATGGATCAACTATGGCTTACACTCCTCTAGAAGGATCGAGTTATGTAATATATGAGTTCGTATCTCAATTACAATATGACCAAACTTTTAATAATGCGTTATTTAGACTTAGAATGGGAGATACTTCTTCTTCTTTATCAGCTATAGCTTCAGATGATACAGGTTATAAAATGAAATTTGGTACTGGAACTTCTTATTCTGATATTATTGGTCCTCTTGCTACTAACAACGTTTGGTATAATCAGCAGGTAAATTTAAGATTTGCAATATCAACATCTGGATGGACTTCTGAAAAATTTGTTGGTCTAAAAATTCAATGCTCGCCTTACGAGTCAGGTTATCATAGGTCTAGAATTAATGCATATAGTTTTGATCCATTTGTAATTATGTACTGCATATAGGAGATATAATGAGTTATTTTTTAGAAACAAGAGAACCTGGGTATTTTTCAAAATTCAAAGGTGCTAAATTAAACAATTCGACATTATCGCAGTCTATAGGGAGTGACTATACTTTTTGCTCTGGGTCAGAAATATCTTATATACCAGATGAAGGATCAGACTATGTTATATACGAATATTGTTTTTTTGCTGATAGCTACATTCGCATAGATACTAGACTTGTTTATAGTGAAGATGGTGGAACTACTTTTACTGAGTTGTCAGGCAATCGATCTTCGTTTAATTCAGGTGAAACAAGTTTAGAATTTGAAACTACATGTAATGTTAGACTTCTTATAGATAGCTGGGGTTCAACAGAAAGAATTTTTAGAATTGAAGGAAAAGGAAGCGGTGTTGTCTTACATAGAGCTGCAAATTTCATAAGATCCAGCTCCGCTCAAACAAAATATTTTATTCCTACAGTTGCTTGTTATTCTATAACAGAAAGTTAAAAATGAGTTACTTATTAAATAATTACAATATATTATCATATAAATCAGAAGTTGGTGAAACAGTTAGTACTCAGTTAATAAATAATTCTGCTCAAGAGTCTGTTAACGGAACAAGAATTAGTTTTACTCCTTTAATTAAAACAGAATTTATTATGTATGAATGTTACTTGCAAGCTAACTATCAAGATTATAATTCAGAGCTTTCAATTGAGTTATATGAAAACGATGGAACAGGTTGGACAAATCTTGGTGATATATTTTGTGTTAAAGAAAAATCTGCAGGAAATATGCAATTTGGTGACGCAACACATTTAAGATATTTAATTCCTGGTTATAGCGGAACTAAAACATATGAACTTAGAGCAAGAGCAACAAGTACTTCAACAGAAACAAACTTGCCACATAATAATATAATACCTACTGTCATAATGTATAGTTGGATTGAATAATTAGACTAAAAGGGTTTATATATGTCTTTTAATATCACAGCAACATCAAAGGTTGTTACAATATCTGGAACTTATAATATAACTAAGGCTGATTCTGTAGGTACTGTATTTATTGCAGATGATTCAAGTGCTGTAGTTTTTAATCTTCCTTTAGCAAGCAGTGTAATTGCAGGCACATACTACACAATTAAAAAACAAGGAGGATCAGGTACAGTTTCTATAAATGGTAGTGGTAGTGATACCATAGATGGATCGGCTGCTAAAGTTATTTCCGGATCACAAATATGGGATACATATACAATTGCATCAGACGGTGTAGATAAATGGTATTTCCTAAGCTTTGGGGCTTCATAAGGAAGTTATTATGACGTTTAATATAAAATCTAATTATAAAACATACAATGTTATAACTTCGTCAACATATGATATAAGCCCAAAAACTCCGAACGGTTCAGTTTTTATTGCTGAATCTTCTAGTAATTCAGTAACGTTTAATCTGCCTTCAGTTGCTAATATTCCTATTGGAACTAGACTTCATTTCAAAAGAAGCACAGGAAGCAACAATGTTATATTAGATCCAGCAGGAACAGAACAAATTGATCAATTTACAACAAGAAGTTTAGCAGGATCCAACTGGGCTTTTACAATTATTTCAAACGGAACTCAGTGGTATATAATAAGCTTTGGTGTTAGTTAGAGTCCGTAATATAACTTTTCTGCCCAAGGGATAACATCCCATTTTTTAGCTGAAATGTTATGGTGTCCTACAATACTAAAATTTGCTGCTTCTTTGACAGAATAAACTTCATTATCTTCACAAACAGGTTTGTCATCTAGTTCTACAGCATATCGAAGATCAGCAAGAAACTCTCTGCAAAACTTAGCAAACTTATCACTAATCATCATATATTCTTTGACAGGAACTCTATCGTGATCATTGTCTATCATATATGAATCTGGATAAAACTTCTGTGTTTTATCTTGATATCTAGGATGAGGATGCATACAAATGTCAATACCAATCGAGTATTGATTAAACTTTCCTGCATGATATGCCGATACGCCTGTATCTAAACATTGTAGAATTTCAAACTCCTCTGTCTTTGGATTTGTTCCTACTAAGAAATGAGAAGAAACATGGCGACCGCTAGCAGCATTAAATACACGGTAACAATGTCTTGAATTAAGACCGCCCCAGTGAACACAAATAGTTTTAGGCGTCATACGCCTTGAAGACCAATTTTGTGTGCCATCAGCTAATTCATATAGCGAAAGATCATGATTAACTTTATACGTTGCACCTGTTAGAGGAACAACCCTTCCCATATGAAAAATAACTGGACTCTCGTAAAAGTCTAATACTTTCTGATGTGTTGCAGGACCATAAACGCCATCAGGAATAGCACCAACTTCTTCCTGTAGCGTTCTAACATAGTCTCTATTTTTATTTAAGTGTTCAAATTGCTCCATATTACTTCCCCTTTATGCTACGTCAATATCGACTGTTACTTTGATTGTCATTTCAGGAACTCGTTTAAAGTTAACAAGACCTACTTCAATTGACTCGTCAGCGCCTAAGAACCAATCAGCATGTCCTTTATCATGAATCTTCTTGAGGAAGAAATCATCAGGTTTGCCGCAATTCCTTGCCATCATTGTAAAAACCTTCTTGTTTAAACGATCAGCTTCGGATGCATCTGCCTTTAGCTCTTCAACCTTACCAAATGCTCGTGATGAAACATCATGAATCATAACAGTTGCGTCTGGATCCATAAACCTAAGACCTTCTGCTCCAAACGAAGCAAGAATAGCACCACAAGACATAGCTTTACCTGTTACAATTGTTGCAACAGGAACCTTGGAAGACTTAATCGATGAAATCATTGACATTAGTGAATAAACCTCACCACCATATGAGTCAATAATAACAGGAATAACTTTTTGTCCAGTATTATGTGCAATAGAAACTAGGCTTCTAAATTTAGCTGCTTCTTCTTGATTAAAATCATTTACCTGGATAATAACTGGATCTTTTCTTAACTCAATCTCTTTAATAGTTTTATCAATATCATGAATACACTGCATCATAAACCTTCCGTTTTATTTATTAGAGTATATTCATTTTTTTGAATATTTATAAAAAATTAAAAAGTTTTTAGATCCTCTAGAGAAAGTCTTCCTACATGAGACTTTTGTGCGCTTCCACCTTCAAGTTTAACAAATGTAGGAACAGATGCAACTTGATGTTGTGCTGCCATTTCTGGATACTCGGCAATATCAACACTAATGACACCGTGTTCCTCCATAACCTCAGGTGTTAAATACTTTTTGACAGCTCGGCATGGACCACACCAAGGTGCATTAAAAAACAAAATTCCGTCTTGAATATTTTCCATATTAAATACTATCACTTTCTAGGCCTTCCCAGCCCCAACTATCTCCACTCATACCCATTGCTGAGTAATCTGTTACTGTTCCTTCAAAGAAGTTCTTAAAACTATCACCATTTAATACCCAATCTAACCATTTAAGAGGGTTTTCCTTAACACCATAGTTAGGTTTAAGACCAAGTTGAATAAGACGTCTATCAGCTAAATACCGAATATATTGCTTAACTTCATCTGCTTCTAAACCTTCAATAGAACCCATCTCATATGCTAGATCAATTACTTTATCTTCTAACTCGACAGCATCTCTATACATCTGATATACTTCAGACTTAAACTTATCATTGATTACACGAGGATGCTCTTTAAGAAACTCTCTAAATAGCTTGGTCATACCTTGAACGTGCATTGTCTCATCTCTAATAGACCACTCAACAATTTCACACATTCCTTTCATTTTACCAAAACGCTGGTAGTTTAGAAGCATAACAAAAGCTGAAAATAGCGACATTCCTTCGTTGCATGCAGATTGTGCTAATGACTTTGCTAATCCTTTAAGTGTAGATACATCATTGTCCTGCATAAACTCAATCTTATTCTTAAGTTGCTCGTACTCAAGAAATGCGCTGTATTCTTCTTCAGGTAGTCCTAATGTATCATTAAGCAGAGCATAACTACGTTGATGCGTACCTTCACGGTTTGCAAAACTTAATAGCATACTCCTTATTTCATTATTCTTAAATTTAGGAATAAATAGATCACAATAATTGCCACCTACCTGAACATCACTTTGCGTAAAAAGTCGTAGAATCTGTGTAATATGACTTTTCTCTGTTTCAGAGATTTTACCGCCTTTCCACTGATTTACATCTTCCTGCAGTTTAGCTTCCCATGAGCCCCAATGAATCTTTTCATGAGACTCTGCAATCTCCATAGCCCACTGATATTTGAAAGGTTTGTAGGTTTCATTGTATTTGAGTAATGACATTTTTCTTTCCTTTATCCTTGGCAGCTTAAGCACTCGTCATCTTGGAAGTCTTTAAGCTTGTCTTGTTCAATCTTCTCACTTACTTTTTCTGCGCTAGCGCCCGTATTTGTACGTAGGTAATACAAACCTTTTAATTTCTTTTTCCAAGCTCTTAAATGAACATTATTTACAATACTTTTGTCTGTCCCAGCCGGGAAGAATAAATTGACACTTTGACCTTGACAAATAAACTCCTGTCTATCAGCTGCATGATCAACAACACGTCTTTGATCTAATTCGAAAGCTGTCTTAAATACTAGCTTTTGCCAGTCATTAAAAATATCTAAGTGTTGAATGCTACCTTCATGCAGAATAATACTCTGCCAAGTATCATCATATGTTTTTTGATCAATATCGTTTGAATCAAGCATATTAAGTAGTATTCTATCAATATGTGGATTTTTTACAAGATAACTTCCAACTCTTGTTCTATGAGTAAACGCATTACTCTTCCAAGGTTCAATAGAAGGTGATGTTACAGCAATAATAGAAGAGTTAGCGTTAGGAGCAATAGCCAATAGATGACTATTACGAACCCCATGTCCTCCAGCATCTGGGCACTCACCTCTTTCTTGTGCTAGCAGTTGTGTTTGTGCATATGCTCTTTCTTTAATTTGAGAAAAAATCTTCATATTTAATGACTTAGCAATAGCAGATTCCCACGGAATATTCTTGCTTTGTAACAAAGAGTGAAAACCCATTGCACCTAATCCAAGACTTCTTTCTCTAAGTGCTGAATTTCCTGCTTTAAGAAGACCGCTCATATTCTCTGTTTTATCAATAAAATATTGAAGAACATTATCTAAATACGTAATAAGATCTTGTACAATTGTTGTATCTTTCCACTCGTCATATTTTTCTAAGTTAAGGGAAGAAAGACAACAAACAGCACTTCTATCTTTGTCTGTAGGAAGATGGATTTCATTACATAGGTTACTACCATGAATTTTTAATCCAAGATCTTTCTGGAACTCTGGCAGCTGTCTATTTGCTTCGTCAATAAAGTTTAGATAAGGTTCACCTGTTCTAAATCTTGTAACAAGAATTCTTTGCCATAAATCTCTAGCTTTAACTGTATCTCTAACAGAGCCATCATTAGGGTCAAGAAGATTCCAGTCATCACCTTTGACAACAGCTTCCATAAAGTCATCTGAAATGTTTACTGCGTTATGAAGATTAAAACATTTTCTGTTTACATCTCCACCTGTTGGTAGCCTAATGTTTAAGAACTCAATAATGTCAGGATGAGAAACATCCATATATGCTGCATAACTACCTTTTCTTGTCTTGCCTTGACGATACGCAGTCATATCAGCATCAACTGTCTTAAGAAAAGGAATAGGGCCAGGTGAAATTTCGCTATTACTTCTAATACTCGACCAGTGTCCGCCTACACCGCCGCCTTTAACGCTCATCCAACGTAGTTCTTCACTATGATCCATTAGCCCTTCAAGACTATCATCTACAAATGTAAGAAAACAAGAGATAGGTAAACCTCTTGAAGTGCTACCTGGTTGAGGTGCATTTGAAAGAATTGGTGAAGAAAACATAAACCACTGTTGTGAAGCGTAGTCGTAGATTCTTTGTGCTAGTTCATTATCTCCTGCACAGAAAGCCAACGCAGCCCTTGCAAAAGCTTCTTGCGGAGAGTCCTCCTCCGGTAACATATAGTAATTTTTTAATAAGTCAATTGAAAACTTGTTTAGTCTTTTATCTCTATTTTTATCGACTACAATACTATGATAACTTTCCACTTTATCCCCTTAGTCTGAACTTCCTACTTGCCCGTCCTGTCTTTGAGCAGTAGAGGTTAGATTTAAGTATTCCTCTTCAGTTACGACCTGAAAATCATTGTCGCACTTCACTACTACAATTTGAAATGGCAGTTTTCTTTTAGCATAAATAGTATAGACATCAGAACCAGTATTTATACAATTTACAAAAACTTCTCCTGTATAACCGCTGTCAATTACTCCAGCACGAACCTTTAGGGGTGTTTTAGTTACAGAACCTCTCTCTTGAACTAGTGCAACATAACCTCGTGGAACATCAATTCTGATACCTGTTGGAATTAAGACTTTTTGTGGAGCTAATGAGCCTGATGGAATATTGCTAGAAGGTTTAATATCGATTGTTGGGCCACAGTTATAAAGATCTAAACCAGCACTTTCTCCTCCATAAGCTGGCAAATATTCACTTTCAGGATTGATTTTATTAACTTCTAAAGCACTTCGTAGATCATCACTTAAACAAATCTTAACCATTACTATTTACCTCTTTCCACTTCTCTTTAAGGATATTTTTCATAGCATTGTTATCTTGAGCAACTGCTTCATTTAGTGTTAGTTCTGTATCATCTAGAATCTTAAACTTAGATCTTGCTGTATCAATACTTAATGGGAATAAAAGACCGTCACGACCTGCTCGGTTTTTAGCAACAAAGATTCGACCACTACCATCTGCTTTTTCTGTTGGCTTACGACTAATAGAAAGAACAATGTCGGCAACCTGTGCTTTACCATATGCTTCAGACATGTTTTCTAGACCAACAATATCAGACTTAGCAGAGTCTTTGTTTGCCTGAGATGCTGTCCAAATAGGAACATTAAGATCAGATGCAAGGTTACGAAGTTCTGTATAGATAAGCTTTAGCTCGTGACGAAGAGAGTCATAAGCTCTTGTTGACTTCATAACATCAGCGTAATCTACAACGATAATAGAAGGCACGAAACCTTTAAGCATAAGCTTTTCAATATGATTCCTAATTGTTACTACAGAAGCACCTCCAGTAGGATATTCTTTAATAACAAGCCTGCCTAGATCCATTTCTTTATACTTTGCAATAACTTCGTCTTTTCTTTCAATGACTTCATTGCTAGGAATGTTACAAAGATTTGAGTCATATCGCTTGCCTGTTTCATGCTCAGAAAGCTCAAAGGTATAGTGAACAACGTTTTTACCAACACGCATTGCAGCACAACCCATTTCTACCAAGAAGTGAGATTTACCAACACCTGTATTCGCTGCAACTACACCAAGCTCACCTCTTCCTAAACCGCCTCGAAGAATATCTTGAGAGTCAAGTCGACCTAAACCTGTCGGGCATACCTGACGATTGATAGCTACAAAACGTGATTCTAGATCTTCGAAGAAGTCATGTCCATTACTATTAGGAAGACCGACAGAGACAGCATTTTTCATAATATCAACAACATGTTCATATTTGTCTGTTTGAATTAGCTCAACAGACTTTTCCAATGCCTCTTTGAATGCCTGTCTTTTACAAAACTCAAGGGACTTTTCTTTGACATATGCAATATCACACATATCAGGACTTGTCTTCATTCGATGAAGATATTCAATGATTTGATCCCGGAGAGCAACATCTTTGCTACTAATAAGTTCATCTTTGATAATTGTTACTAGTAGTGAAAGTGTTGGAAAAGACTTATATTTTGAAAAGTAAGTAAAGTATTTTTCGCAAAGGTATTGTAAGTATTTAATATCAAAATACTCAGGTGTCATTACCTCGACCATTTGTGCTGACCAATCTTTATCGGTGAGCATACTTTGAAATACTTTTTCTTGAAAAGTCTTTCCGTATTTGGAAAAGTTTTTCTCAGACATTTAATCTCCTAAATAATAATGGATGCTTTAACTGAAATGAGTAGATTATTGACGTCGTAATTATTAAGACCTTCACGCATCATAACGCGCATCAAATCCATTTTATTTTCCTTTTTGACCTTATTGTCATATTGATAATTGATAGATTTTATCTGCTGCCATGATAGACATGTGCTATCCAAATACATTAATTGCCAATTTTTTTTAAGTCTATTTTCCTTCAAAATTATCTCTTTTACAACTTTAGAGCTACTTTGAAGATTTTTTGTCTCTTCGATAATATCTTCAACAGAAATAAAGTCTTCTTCTTTAAGCTGCGGAAAATGTTTTAACATTGTCTTAAATCCCGCACCTTTTACGCCTTTAATTCCGTCACTCTGATCACCTACAAAACATCTAGCTGTGCAAAAGTTTGTTGATGAAACACCCCATTTAGCTAAAACTTCTTCTTTATCTATTATCTTCTTTTGATTTGGTGACCAAATAACATTATCATCGTCTATAAGCTGGTAATAATCCTTATCAGAAGTAACCAAAATTTTACGATGGCCAGCTTTTTTATTCTTGCTTATGTAACCAATCACGTCGTCAGCTTCACAATCATTTACATATATCTGTGTAACTGGAATGAACTTAAGTATTTCTATTAATGTTTTAAGCTGATCGTCTCTATTATCTTTGGTATCGTATCTATCTGAATAATAACCGCTTCTATTTAATTTGACAGGACGTTTGCCCTGTTTATAGTTAGGTTCTATTGCTCTTCTTCTACTTGAACCGCCTCCTTCCCAAACAATTGTCATTTTATGGGGTCTAAACCTATCACATAAGTGTTGTATATTGCGCAAAAACCCTAAGATTCCTCCACACTGTGTGTTATGAAGAGAAACCGTAGGGTTTGCGCAATAGTGTCTCATAAAAACATTGAGACCATCTATTAAGATTTCAGGCTGCATTTTACTCCAAGCCACTTACATCAATGTGTTCTGCGATTGCTGACATTTCTTCATATGATTCTGCATCAATGTGAATGTCTTCATCTGTTACTCTTGCCTTAACCATTGCTTTCTCTAGGAGTCCGTCAACATAAGGCTTTGTCTCTGGGTTTCTCATAATCTTATAGAAGTCTGCTTTGTAGAATTTCTTCTCAAATACAATCTCTCCATCAAGTGTTGCTACATTCAAGTGTTTCCATGCACCATTTCCACTAATTTCTACAATATGTTCATCAACCTGCTCAGCTCCATGTTTTCTTAGAATATCAAATACTTCCTCATGTTCTTTAATGCCGATACCAAAGTGGATCTGAAAGTTTGTTGTCCTAAAAGGTGCAGTTACCTTATTCTTAATTGTTTTTGCTGAAACATTGATACCAATTGGCTCTTTGTCTTTATTAAGAATAGGTGAACCTGCACCAAGTTTAATACGAACTGAAGAGTGGAATGGGATTGCCATGCCGCCAGGTGTAGTTGTTGGATCACCATACATTACTCCTACTTTTGTTCTAATCTGATTTAGACAAACCATAAGAACATTTTCATTAGCAATAACTCCTGTAATCTTTCTCATACCTTTTGAGATAGCGCGTGCCTGGAGCCCAATACTTTCTTTATCATAATCTCCAACAAGCTCTGCACGAGGTGAAGATGCAGCAACAGAGTCCCAAATAATAGTTACTGGAACATCTTTTTGCATTGCTTTAGCCTTAAGAATAGTGCTTTCAGCAATAGAAAGAACTTCTTCTGTGCAATGCGTATCTACATAGACAAAACGCTTGTTAATGTCTACACCAAGTGCATTAAGGTTTTCAATGCTTGTTGCATTCTCAGTATCGATATATACAACAATACCATTCATCTGCTGTGTAGAACGAGCAATCTGTGTTGCGATATGTGACTTACCAATAGATGGAGGTCCAAAGATTTCTACAATACGTCCTTCTGGAAGTCCACCATTTCGTCTATTAGAGATAATATAATCTAATAGTTGTGAACCTGTACTAATCCACCTATTGACATGCGTAGGAGATTCATCTGTGCTAAGATTATATGCTACACGAGTTCCTCTTTCTTTGTTTAGTGACTTAATAAGATCAGCGGTAAAGTCCTCTGCCGCTCCACTGGTTTCAACTACGGGATCTGCTTTTTTCTTTCTAGCCATATGAAAATACCTCCTGGTTACAAGAGGTATTTTATCAACGGTCTTAACTTTTTACAAAATTATTTAGAAAGGAGATGCATCATCCTCAAGTTCAGCGAAAGCAGCATCAAGTGACTCAAACTTAGAAGACACAGGCTCGGAAGCTTTTGGCTCGTCACGAACAACTGCTGGTGCAGACGCTGTTTGACTTCCACCACGTGTAGTTCCAACGCTGCTAGAAGATGATTCCTCATCATCACCATTAAGCCATGCATTTACGATTCGCTCAAGCTCTTCATAAGACTTAGCCTCATAGAGATCATCAACACGAGGAACATTGCTTGTCCACTTCTGAATTTGATCTGCTGACTCAGAAAGTGGCGTAGACTTTGGACGAGGACGAACCTCGGTTGTTGCCCACATCTTTCCTGGAGCCTTGAAGCAATTAATACGAAGATCATTACCTTCTGCTACATCAGTAATATCACCATAGTCCTCATCAAGCATGTAGTTCAAAAGTGACTGGTAGATTTGCTTTCCAAATGCCCAGAGACGAACACCTTTATCTTCCTCACCACGAACAATAACTGGTGCAAAACAACGCATCTTAGGATAAAGCTTCTTAGCAAGCTCGTAACTCTCTTTACTTCCATCGTCACGAAGCTTATTGATAAGCTCTTGGATAGGATCTGGATTACCGAACTGGTAAGGTGCCAGAAGTCCTGGGTTATTGCCAATGTTGTAGTAGAACATTAGCTCTTTGAATGGTTGTCCGTCATTATTAGGATAAGCGATAAGTCGAACTGTTGTCTCCTCACCTTCCTCTGGTCGCCACATGATGTTTCGCTTGCTGTTTGCACCGCTGAGCTGACCAAGTTTACGACGAATTGCATCCATATCGATTGCCATATTTTTCTCCTTTGTTAAATGTGTAAATGTTTTTTTGGTAACTGTTTAATTTTTTATTTTTTTTAAGCCAGCCACCTAATGGCGACTGTATAATATACTTATTTTATCTTTTTTACAAATAATGTTTATTTTTTAGTTTTTCTTTTTTTATTGCTTTTTCTGAGGTGCTTGCTTGGTCCTTCAATTGGAGAGTCTTTAGTTCTTGGGTCAGCATATCTAACTTTTCCTCTTGGACCTGCACCTACTGGAACCATAGGACCACTAACTGCGGCAGCGAATGAAGCCTCATCAACTTCAGAAGGACCACATTCGTTACAAGACTCTCCTTCAGAACAACCACAAGATTTTCCTTCACCTTCTGCACATTCGCATTTTTCGCCTTCTGCACATTCACAAGGCTTTTCTTTTAACATTATTTTCTTTTCAGATAAAACTTCTCTAATATAAGTCTCTAGTAATCTTTTCATAATAACTCCTTGTTACTATTTATTACTAGACTATTTATTTAAGACATGCTGCCTTGCTGTTTGAATAAGAAAAAGAAGACCTTTATTATGTCCTGCATAAAATCTGTTTTCTTCAAAGTGCATACCACCTGATAGTTGAATTGCTAACCACTCTTCTTTAGTAAGTTTAACACCATAATGCTGAAGTAGAAATAATGTTTTATGTGTCATTGACATTTTATCACATTCTTCATTCCACTTATAAAGTTGACCTAGTTTTTCTCTATGCCAATCGGAATCTTGAATAGAAAATGTGTCTTGTTCTAGATCACCAATACGTCCTAAGTCTGAAAGAAGTGATGTAAGAAGAATACTTTTTGTTGAGCAGTTTAGACCTAGTGCTTCGTTTAGACTTCTTGCAGCCTTTGCTACTTCTAGGCAAAATTCAACTAAGCCGCCTGGACCAGTAAAAGGTTCGCTTGATGACGTATTAAATGTACATTCAGCAATTCTTTGTCCTTGCTCACTAAGCAACATATTAAGGTTATGATCAGATAGTCTTTTTAGGAGACCTTCGTATTTACCCCAGACTTCTTCAATATTTCGTTCCATATAAATCCTCTACACTAATTGGAAAATTACCAAGTATGCTACAATTATATCCTTGTTTAACTTCTTTTACAAATTCATCGATATAATCTTCTTTAACATCGATCATAAGCGCATCATGAATAATAAAGATAGGTTTTGCTTGATTTTTGTCTAGTCTTTCATAAACTTTAGAAAAACCGCTTAGGGCAACATCAACAGCCGTAGACTGCACATAATTGTTTAATATGACGTTTTCTTCGGTGACATGATTATTCCATAAGGTACGACCCCAAAAGTTTGTTCTGCGTCCGTTTTCGCTGCTTTCTTGAGCCATTTCAAGGCATTGATCAACGCATAAATACTTGTCAATATAACTGCATAGTTGATCGACTTTGTCTTTTGATATTTTCGAATATAAACTCTTTTTTGAAGAACCATATACAGCTGAAATGATTGCTTGTTTTACAATTGATCGGTCAATATCTAATTCTAGACTTGACATAATTTCTTCATAAATGTCGCCTTGACAATCCCAGCCACCTAATTTACGCATAATTCTAGGTTCTAACGAAACAAAATCAATATAAAATAACTTACCCTTTTCAAAGGATGACTTAAATATATTTCTATATTTGCGTGGAAGCGTTAAAATATTTGCTTGACTTTTAGAAGATAAACGTCCGGTCACAGTTTCAGACCTAGAATATTCTACTTCTTTATTAGACTTAAAACCTAACAGATTTGTTTTTAATGTTTCATTCTGTTCTAACAATAGATAAGCATTTAATGCTTTAATATCTACGTTATATTTAGTTATATTTCTATATAAATCTTGTTGATTATTATAGACAGAAAAATATCTATCTGATTTAGCTTCTTCTATAAAAGATTGTATCTCATCTTTTACAAATTTTATAAGACTATTTTTTTTGCTTTTTGGCAAAGACTCAACAAGATTAATGTTTTTTACATTAAGGCTTTTGAAAATATTTAAGTGTTTTTCTACGTCGTTGCTAAAGGTTGTTTCTTTAATAGAAAATGTTTTATTTAAGTTGTCTTTTAGAAATTTATTTTGAAAAAAGGATAGATCAAAGATACAATCAATTTCATAAGGAAACTCGATATCTTTTGAAAATAAATTTTTAATATTTATAAAACTCATAAAAGAATAATATAAATATTGTATCTAATTTACAACGCTAAGTGCATCCTTTATAAGAATTCTTTTTAACTTATATTCTAAAGTTACGTCAGATACACCTGCAGCATTTGAAAGAAATCTTGAACTTAAAGTGCTACTATCTAAAAATTTAACATAAGTTGCATGATTAACAATTTTTCTACATAAATCTTTAGTAACTTCAGTATTTATTGTTCTATATAACCTTTTAAGATCCGGGCTCATTTTATTAACTTCATCACTTTTTAACTTTTCAGTATATTCATAGTAAAAAATATCTCGCTTTTTTTTATTATATGTTTCTTTTAGTTTATTATTTAAGGCAGGTGTAGGACTTTTGCGATAATCATTAATTATCTTATTATTAAGAAGATTAAAATGATCAAAGCTAGGATCTCCTGGGTTTCTAATTGCATAATAAATTTTATTAATAAAGTATTCATATACAAAGTATTGCACATTGTCAAAATCACTAACTAAAAGATTGACTTCTATTATTATCATTAAAAAAAGCAAGTTAATATAATTCAAAGAATATTCTGAATTTGGAACTAAATACGCGCTATCTATATTAGCATTTCTAAAATTAGCAGTTGTGCTGCTAATTATTTTTTCACTTTTTTTATCATTAACTTTTGCAAATTCGTTTATTAATGTTCTAAATTGAATAGGCGTTAAATTTTGTAAAGTTATAAATCCACTAAATTCTTCTAAAGTACCGCTTATTTTTCTAGTTCTAAGCGTAATTTTATTATTTAATGTATTTAATTCAGGCTGAATTGTAGTTAATTCAGAAGAGATGTCCTTGCCATTAATTATACCAGTAGTTATTGCATTAGAAACGTCATGTGATATACCAAAATTTGAAGATGCTAAAGTTAACTTAGCAGACGTTTTTGGTCTTTTAGGATTGTAAAGTCTTGCTTTGTAATTTTGAAAAAGTTTTAATGATACTTCTTGTATACTTAGAATTCCTCCTTTTTGAGTTGTAGAATCATATTTAATATAAAATATATCAAATCGTGGACCTCTGCTATCATCTACAGTTAACCATTGTGAGTTTTTATATAATTTACTTCTTGCTTTTAAATTTCCGCCTAAAAGTATACCTACATTTGGAATTTTTAAATCTTTTATTCTGCCAGCTATATAAATATTTAATTTTATATTATTGTTAAATAATCTTAATTGATTTTCTATACTATATGCTTCGTTTTTATATGTTTTTGTCCTAGTAATTCTTCCTTGATTTAATATTTTTTTATAACCAGTTCCCACAATTGGGTCTTTAAAAGCTTTTGACAAAACTTTATTATTTTCTAAAGTAACACTTACATCTGAGTTAATTGATGATATATCACCTACACTTAAAATTTGTGGTATTAATATTCCAGAAAATCCTGATTGTATATTAGGTTGATAATCTAAATCATTATCTTCGCTTTGATTTGTAAAACCTCCTACTTTTAAGTTGCTCATTTAAACCTCAAATTTCAAAAATGTTAAAAATAAATGTACTTTTGCTTCCAGGTGGACGTCTTCTATAAGCAGCCGCAGCTTCCAATCTTTTTATTGCGGCTCTTTCTTCTGCAATTCTTTTTGCTTCTTCTCTTGCAGCTTTTTGTATTGCTTTTAGAGAATTTTCAAGAGCTAATTCTGAAACTATTCTGCTTTCGTATTTACCATATACATCACCATATTGAAGAGTTAATCCACTTTCAAATCTTCCTGGACCAATACTATGTTTTATTCCTACAACGTTATATAAATTATCTATTGTTGTTCCTGTGCCAAAATCAAAAAACATACTTTGCGCAAAATTTATAACAGGACAACCTATTGTTGTTAAGTCTACTTTTGATGGAAGAACTCTTAAAGGCAAGTCATCAGCACCTATACCTACAGACCTTTGTAAATTATTAGCACCGGTTTCTACTTCTCTATCTGCTCTTGTTATAAAAACTGTTGCTAGTCTACCTTCATTTATTGTTTGAAACGATGCATTTTTTATCGCACTATTCTGAGAACCATACGTTAAAGAAGGCATTATCTTTTTATAAGTTTCTTTTACAGCACCAAACCTAGTATTCAAAATAATATCAGTTGAAGTTTCATTTCCTTCTCTAACTTTAGCATTTATTACTTTGAATCTTTCATTTAACTGCTTGTTAAAACGTTTAAGCTCTCTGTCTCTACCTTTTCTAGTTAAATCACCGCGATTAATAATCATTTCTTGATTAAGAGTTTGAAAATCAGTTTTTATGCCTTCAGTTATAAGATCATATGCTCCTTGAAAAGGTGTATTTGCTTTATCAAAGATATGAACTCTTAAAATAGTGTCATCTTCTTGATTAGTACTCTTAAAAGAAAAAATAGGCTCAGGTGATACGCTTAAGTTATTTAGTCTCTTCTTTCCAGACTTGTGTATAACCTCTGTAGAAAACCCTATACGAGGAGCTACAAAGTCAACTTTTCTAGTTAAAGCTCTAGTTTGTTTATCCGTAAGTTTACTTACATCTGTTTCAATTGCACTTTTTAGAACAGCATATTCTTCATCTGTAAAGTATGTTCTATATAGTATTTCTTTTTGTGAAGCTGCCGCGGATCTTTCTGTAAGACCGTCCGGAACCTTAGTGTTGCCTGTCTTAGCGTCATAAATATAAATTCCTTTGAATCCGAATAAAAGGCTGGCTTTATTTTCTATAAACCTTTTACTTAAAGTTTGGATTAAAGCACCTATTGAAAGTTGCTCGAGTCTTTTTTGAATTATTTCTGTTATAAAAGTTTTTAACTCTTCTTTGCTTATTGGTAAATTCGCAATATTAACACTTGATGCCTTAGAACACTTACTATTTGTGTTGTAAAAAATTAGCTGAACTTCATTAAATCTTTTAGTTTGTATTAGATTTTTACCAAGTGTTGCTAAAACAACTTTACCAAATGAAACATAGTTGTCTATACTTTTTGATTTATTTGATTCATCAATAACAACTCCTTTGTCGTTTATTAGACCTAGTTCTAATAAAACTTCGAATGAAAGATAAGGATCATGTTTATTGCTGATTACAGTATTATATTCTTCAAAAATTGAACCTTTCGCACTATTGATACTTTCAATTTTCTCTTTTAATATCTTGGCTCTCTCTCTTAAGATATTATCAATATCTCTTCCTTCTCCTATGTTTTTAGAAGTAATTAGTTTTTCTAAACTAGCAACATAATCTTTTCCAAAAGTTGAAGAGCTTTGAATTTCATTTGCTAAAGAAATATATTTTTGGTACTCGGCGTCACTATCTTTTGCATTAAAATTAGAAACTGTGCTACTAAATTCTTCTCTAAGCTCTTCAAAAGCTTTAATACTATTTTTAAGACTTGGGGAGCCAAATATGTTTGTATTGACAATATCAGTTGCGCCAAGCATTGCTAGGGACAAAGATATTTTTACTTCACCAGTTTCTTGTAAACTAAACGTGCTATTGACAATCATATATTTTTCTCTAGCACGCATGAGATTCATTATTGCCCCAAAAGGATTTGACCCGTCCGGGTGCGCCCAACCGTATTCAACAGAAATTTCAGAACCATAAGTACCAAAAAGGTCTGGTTTAATAAAAGGTGCAACATCAGCCATTCTACTTCTATCGTGAAGAACTAGTTCTAATTGAGCTGTTTTATAACTTAATAGTCCTCTTGTAGGTTTAACGTCGATATCAAAAGAAGATATTGACATAAAAGGGCGCATTTTATCAATAACAGGGGTACTTCTTCCAAATTCTGCTTTTGTTGCTCCTGGAAAGTCAGAGTCAGCTCCACTATATTTTTCTTCCGTATTTACCATTGTTTGAGGAGCTAGAAATATATCTAAGTTTGTTGCTACACCTAATTTAGTTGCAGATTCTCCTTTATCATTTTCCATTCTTTTAAGGAAAGTATCACCTCTATAAGCATTCATTGTTTCTTTAGTAGCTTTAGGTTCTGAACCATATAAAAAGTCTGCATTGTTTGCAACAGTAAATTCTTCTACAACGTTACTTTTTCTCTTAAAAATTCTTCCGGGCAAACTAAACTTCGCTGATATTATTGGCACACATCTTGAAAGTTCTACAGTCGGAATCATATTAAGAAATACAGCTAATTCGGCAGTTTGTCTATTTCCTATTGCTAAAGATTCATCAAATATTTGATATGTTGTCAAGTGAGGATCTTTTTTAGTAGGTTTTGTGTTAGGATTTCTATTAACTTCAGGATCACCTAGCAAACTTCTTATAGAAAAAGGTTCTTTAGAAGTTACAGTTTTATCAGCCTCGTCTATTATTTGCCCTTGAACATTACAACTGGTAGCAATTGTTCTTGTTTCTTTGTTTACAATATGTTTACTTAACGTGGTTCTAAAAGAGTTTTTTTGTAAGTTAAGAACTTGAATATTATGTTGATCTTCTAAAATAATGTCACTATCATTTAGAGCATTGACTGTTAAAGCATTTGATTTTTCAAATGTTATTTGAAGAGTTTTTCCTATATTTTTGACACTTCCAAATCCTTGACTATCACCACTTTCAGCTATAAAGTCAACCGTATACATCGGATCATTTGATAAAGAAAATAATGTATCAGAAATTTCTCCATGTCTACTTAGATTTATTGGAAGTTCTCCAGGGCTACCCGGTACTCCTTTTAGTAGCTCTTCTCGGTCAACTGTATTAATATACGTCTTAAATTTGTACTTGTCAAGAATAAGACTAAGTTGCGATTTACCTACATCTATTCTTCCAATCGGGTTTGCGCCAGAAGGTCTTTCAGCCATTTTAAGACACCAAATTATTTACTTGATCAATACTTGTTGGAATTGTTAAAACAACTCCTGCAGGAATCTGCAACCACCAACCTATACCACTAGCTGCTGCTATTACCCACCATAAAGTTCCGTCACCATAAAATCTTCCTGCTAGCTTATCTAGTCTATCTCCTTGACTTGTAATGTAAACATCAGTAGATATTTCACCATTTTGTGCTGCTTTATATACAGCTACACGAGCCATATTTGTTCCAACAGCTTTGTTATTTTTTATTAAGTTTGATTGTCTATGTCTAGATAAAGTCATTCTATTCTACCTTAAGACTTTTCATTTAATTCGTCTTGGAGACTTTCATATTTTAATATTGCATCTGAAAGCCCATTTCCTGCTGGACTTTGATTTGTAGTATACCTATCATATACTTCACCAAAGAAAGTTCTATTAACTTTGCCAACATTATAAGCTGGCGCTCGCATAAATCCTTTATGATCAAGGCCAAGTGGAATATCATGAATTGGGGAAAATGTTAGTTGGACCCTCATAAATTGAGGTGCTTTAGATCCAATTCTGCTAGTCTCCCAAGTACTATCATTATAATTATAGTCTAGTTGCGTTATTACGCCAGCTAGGCCGCGGCCTCGAGATGACTCAAATGCTTTAACAATCGGGTTATATATTTTTAAGTCACCGTCAGCTTTATCTGTTTCTGGATTAATGTTGTCAGGCTTCATAAGACCGTCTAATAATGCCGGGCCAGCATCTATAGTATTTTGAGTAAAAGAATTTTTTATATTAGCTATGACAATCGAGTCATGTGAAGCTAAAATAGTTATAGCAGAATTATTCAAAGGTTTTAGCTCATAAAAACCAACATGTGACTTACCTTCATCAGAAGGACCTCCAAAAAAACTTAATAAAGATGTAGAATCGCTATATGCAGAAACTTTGCACTTTAAGTATTCGTTATTTTTGTAATATGACCGGCCTAAAGTACTTGCAAAAGGTGTTGTTGCTTTAATCCCTATACCTCCAACTGCTTGAAAAAACCCGTTAGTATCTTCAGGATAGACGCCTGGCAATAAAAAGACTTCGTCACCTTCAGCGGCAACAAGAGGAATAGGTATACCTGATTCAAGAGTTTTTATATCACCAACAGACTTTTGTAAAACTGTAGACTTGTCATTTGAATTATGACTATAAATTCCAGGAGGTGAATCGCTACCAGGATTTACTCTAGTAAAAAAGTTAGTGCCATCAAATATAGACTGCAAACTTAAATTAGTTTCACTATTTGCTTCTTTATTTGTATTAAATTTTATTGTATTTGTCCTATATTGATCAGACTTGTCAATTTCTGTGTCTAAAATGCTGAAGTCTTCGTCTCCAGCTCCAAAAAGTCGTGCAAGATTTTTTCTTGAATAGTTTGACTTAAATAAATCACCAAGTCTTATTCTAATAACAGGTGAGGACGTAGGTATTTGAGAAAAAGGTTGTGTAAATCCGGCATCAACTTTGGCACCTTTCGACCATTGCGGATAACACATTGCAACAAGACGATTAACACAAAACCACATATAGTCATGATCATCAGGATTCATTGCTGCCAATGTAAAGTTTATAGATATATTTCGAGTTGTCTTACTATACGTCTTTATTGACTCAACTCGTCCATATCCATCAGTTTCATTAAAAGAAGGATTAAAGCTATCTGAAATGCTTTCGATAAATGCATGAAAAGCCATTATCTCATTGTTTCTTAAATCTTGAAAGTAAAACGGAACATATTCAGCTTCTAATTTATCTTCAAGATCTTTAACTTCTTTTTTTGTAAATCTACTTGCATTTTTGTCTTTTTCTCTTATCTTAAATTTTGTTGCAAGTGATCCTAAGTCTTTTATTTGCGCATTTCCGTCTAAAGCAATTGCTCTTTGAATTTCATGTCCAACATTCAAATGACTATCTATCTGGTGCATACTAAGAGGTGATGTTGACTGATTTCCAATTGTATTGCTCCAGGGCCCTTTTTTTGACTTGGCGAGTCTTGTTAGGGCCGAATTGGGTAGATACCTAGTGTCAACATTATAACCTAGTGGATGATCACCTAGAACATATTTTACTAGTAGTTTTTCACCTACATTAATTCTTTCAACAATATATTTGAAGTAATATGAATTAACAAAGTCAGTAAAGCCAAAGTTTGTATTAACAGTTACTTTGCTTGATTTAACATATGTTCTATAAACAGCATCTAAAGATATACGTCGTAGTCTTAACTTGACTCTATTGAAAACATCTTGACTATTTATCAGAGAGTCAATGACATTATTAGCAAAAAAAGTTATAACCGAAACTGGAAAACCTATAGAAGTACCAGTTAAATCATCAAAGTCTAATTCTTTCAAAGACTTAATAACGTCTGTATTGGTTAAATCAACTAATAAACCTGTCATTAAAGCAACAAGAGCACCACTTTTTGTTTTAGGCCAGTTTGCTTCTTCGTGCAAGAGCTCAATAAAGTTATCAAGAATATTCATGCTGCTATATTGTCTATAGCTTCCCATTGTAAGATCAGTTTTCGATCTTACGTCTTCTTTCCATTGGGCATATAAAATTTCAAAAGCTGCAACTGTTAAAAAAGAACTTAAGAATATTTCAAAAAATTCTAAAAATACTCCTAAAAATATGCTTCTGTCACCAGAAAATCCAGCTGCTATTTGGTATTTTGTATCTAAGTTTGCAAAAGATAAAGTATTATTTGCATCATCACCATCATCAGCAAAAGAATTAAAAGGTACATATGACGTAGCCTCTTCAGGCTTAATAAATCTTTGTTCTTTTATAATAGTTTCACTTAAATTATCATCTTCTCTTCTTAATACTTGTCCTGTTTTTACATTATCTGCTTCAGGAAAACCACCAAAGCTTACATAGTCTAGAGAAGTTCTAACAGACTTTTGTTTATTAATACTATCTGCTAAAGTTTTAGCGTAAGTGTCTATATTATTTGAAACAAGATTACCGCTATCATCGAATTGTAGTAATTTTCCATCTGGGCGTAAGACATACTTTGGCATAGCGATAATCCTTTAAGTTACTTTTTTCTTTCAGAAAGTTCTATTAATGTTTTTTGTAATGTGCTATCAGAACTATTTATGCTTTTTCTTATTAACTCCTCTACATAATTCTCTGCTTCAATTTTAGATAATTCAAAATTTTTCTGGAGCAATTCTATTAAAGGCTTTTTGAAATTTTTAGCTATATCATTATAATTTATCTTAAACACTGTTTATCTTTCTTAAGCTAGAGGAACTGGATTGTAACCGCCCGCATCATTTGCATTCTTTGACAGAAGCGTCATATTGCCTTTGTTGTCTGTATTTATATTATACTGTGTCGTACCATTTATAGCAGCACTTATTATTTTATTTGTTAACTCATCACCGTCAAGCATTTGCTTAATTGAAAGGTTTATCATGATAGGCTGCGAAGCTTGTTTTGTAATAGCTTCTGATACTTTTCTTGTTTCTTCAATTTGAGTATTGCTTTTCGCTTGCACAGCTTCTTTTTCAGATATAAACGAGTTAGCTACACCTGAAAGTAAAGCTATAGGCGCAGCAATCGGAGCTGCTAAAGGAAATAAAGATGCAATAGATGCTATTGACGTTATAGAACTTAAAGCGCCTTTAAGATAGTTACCAGACTTAAATTGTTGATATGCACTATATCCACTTAGAGCACCACCAATTCCTGCAAAACCTTTGGTAGCAGCTGAAACGCCTTTACTTAAAAAGCTAGACCTAGGTTTCGGAGCAGTCATAGCTGTGCTAGCTGTGTTAGTATTACTAGGCAAAGCTGCGGGTGCAGGGCTTGCAGGTTTAACTGCATTTTTTTGTGCTTGTTGAGCAGCAAGTGCTGCAGCTGAAGCGGCCGAAGAAGCTGATGCTGCAGTTTGTGCAAGTCGACCGCCTAACATGAATGTTCCTGCTGTAGAAAGTATTGAAGGACCAAATATTCCAGCACCAATAGCTAGCTTCTCCCAGCCACCTAAACTACTCCAAGTTAACTTAATACCTTCCCAGATACCTGTAACAATCATACCACCAATATCAGCTAATATACTTCCTGAAGTACTTACTGCATTCTTAAACTCAGTTATAAGTTGTGATATTAATCCTTCACTTATAACTTTGCCATTTAAGTCTTTTTTGTCAGTAAGAATACCTTTAACTTTATCCCAAGAGTCTAAGACGTATTTTTTGAAAAATTTACCTAGACCAGTTTTAGGATCACTATAACTATTGCCCTTAAAAGTTCCATTAAATAATCTTAGCAAATCAATAAAACCAGTAACTAGTGCAGGTAAGCTTTTTATCATACCACTTATAATTCCGCCTACCATTCTTTGACCAATAAGAAATAGTCTAGAGACAAACTTGCTATTCATAAATGAATCATACATCTTAGAAAATGAATTTTGTATCTTTTCTGGAGTTGACTCAACATCTATTAGTACGTTTATAAATGAAGCTATATTTTTTGATAAAGTTACAAATCCATTTGCAACGTCATCGTCTATAAGCTTTGCAAAGGTTCCAATTATATTGTCGATAGAGTCTAAAAGATCTTTAGAAAGAAAGTTATTAAGTACTTTAGTATAAATGTTTTGTATACTATTACTTAGGCCCATCATTGACTTTTGGAATCGTGTATTTTTAACTAACGCATCCTTCATACCTTCAGACATAGCCTGAAATGGGCTTGTTAGTTTTTTACCAACATTTACAAACTCTTTTATAGAACCTGACATTTCTTTGACAGCTTCTTTAAGCTGGTGTTCAGGCGAAGATTCTTTCATTTTTTGCTGAAGCTCTTGATATGAAAGACCCATTCCTTCAAAAGACATTGCTGTTTGAAGCATTTCTCCATTTAAGCCTGTATATTGAGATAAGAGAGCTTTTTCATGACGATTTAAGTCTCTAAAGTCTCGGCCTGTTTGAATCATTCCTTCTCTAAATTGATTTAATATCTCCATTGGATCTTCAGCACGAATGATATCCATTGCATCAATTGCCATACCAAATGTTTGAGAAAGAAGAGCAGCACTTTCTGCAGCACTCTCAAAAGTTGTAAACTTATTAAATATTGAAACCAAACCTTCAGCTTCTACGCCTAGTTGCGCTGCTTGAGCAGTAACATTTGCAAATTCTTGTTCTGAAAGATGACTAAATTCAACAACATTTTTTCTTAAAACATTCATTCCTTTAGCAACTTGTTTTTGATCTACACCAAATTTATTTTGTGCTTGGTTTGAAGCATAAATTGCCTTTGCAAGACCTCTAAACGGATGAATGCCTTCTGACATGCTTCTTCGCATCATAAACATGTTATCTTCAACAGACATACCTAAAGATCGAAGTGCCCTTTCAGCAGTAATACCATTATCTTGATACGCGTCTGAATAAAGGTTTCCTAACGATCCCATTGCTGTAACAGTTTCTCTAACAGCAGCAGCCATCGCTTTTTGACCTTCAAGACCATAACCAAATGTTTTTGCTGCCTCTGAGTTTACATTAAGAAATGCTGTACCTAAACCTCTTATTTGTGCAGTTAACCTAATAAATCCTTGACCTTGTTTAGACATTGAAGAAAAGTTTTCTTGAGTATCTTCAAGGGTTTGACTAATTGCTAAGTACTCTTCTCTAATTGAATGTGCTATATCAAGCATAGACTCAAGTGTTTTAAGTGGAAGAGTTATCAGCAGCTTACCAACATTTATTAATGTTGTCATTAATCCTTTGAATACATTAAATAAACTTGATCCTATACCCATAAAGAAAGACATATGACTTTTGAATGTATCAAATGCAAAAAAGAGTCTTTCTCGCCTTGACTCTAATTTGTTAAATATCTCAGCTTGTTGCTTTGAATATAATAAAAAACCTCCGGTTAGCTTATTGAGCGCAGCAGTCCCAAGAGATGTATTTTTATCAACAAAAGCACCGTATCTTTTAATTAAGTCTTTTTGGACAGCTTTTGTTTTTAAGTCTATCATTTTTGTGTAGTCATCTACACTATCAGCTGCAGCCATAGCTGCATCTCGTACACCTTCAAAAGCTTCTTGTTGATTAGATAAAGTACTATTAAAGCTTCCCATTCCAGACTCAGCGTTTCCTATAACAGCTGTTAAGTCTTGAACCGATGTAGCAAATGTGTTTGCAGTTGCATTTAATGATCCTACTGTATCTTGTAGGTTACTCATTAGTCCTACAAGAGACTCAAGTTGTCCAAAGACTTTATCATCCATTAGAGTCTCCAGGTAATACCACTAATTTTTTGAAACTCTAATGTTGCTTCTTTTTTTATTTCTGCTTGCTTAGTAATGCTTTCTAAATTACCTTCTTGAATTGCCTGATAAAGCTTTTTACTTTCAGAAAGTAAACGAGAATAACTCTGGAGAAACTCTTTGTCTCCGTTTAGGTTGATATTAATATCACGTTCAAGAATGAATTCTGCAGCAATTTTGTGTAGTTTATTTGAATTGTACATGGTGAGACCTCATAGTATAAATATATATCAAGTAAACCTTCTCAGATTTGCAGGTGATTGAGCTCTCATTTTTCCTGATAATGCATTTTCTTCTGCAGACGCGTGTCCTTTTGAAGCGTTTGTATTTTTTATTTCCTGAACAACTCTTTGTATGAACCACTTTCTCTGGAAAACTGGAAGTCTATAGGCATCTCTATAAGAAAATCCTATGTAATACATCAATATAAAAATTTGTTCAAGAATAAAATCTTTATCATTAGGTGTCAGGCCAAAAAAAGCTTGCGCCGAGGGGTAGGCGCACCTCCGAACTCTCATGACAACTTGAACATGTCATCCAAGACTTCATCTCAATACCTGGCTCGTAGTTATCAAGAAATTTTCTTAATGCCAAAGAGTCTCTAGCAGGCATATTTCTAACAAAAACCCCAATCTTGTTCTTATCTCTAATGTCATCAACAGAAACAATTGATCTAATCAAACGATCAGTAACAGCTGTGTCATTTCGCTGAAGACCTTGTTTCTTTTTTCTCTCTGAAGTTTTTGCAATATCTTGCTCGTCATGTCCAGTAAGAAACTTAACTTGAACAGTCTTTTTTGTCACAGGTAATTCAACTTCAAATAAGTTTGCACCTTCTGTAACAGGACTTACTTCAAGTCTTTTAATAGCTAATTCTGAAAGATCAAAGTCGTTTTTTGCATTTGTTCCACATGCAGGACAGTCTACTTCAACAGAGTATTCTGATCCGTACCCGGTAATTCTAAGTGCAATCATAAGAGCATTTCTGTCACCACTAATAAGCATATCTGGATCAATACTTTTGTCAACTAAACAGCTTCTCATTAACTCTGAAAGAACTGTTCCTTTTTTAATTAGTGCTCTACTTGTAAGAATATCCTCTTCTTTAGCTGTCATAGGTCTAATTTCTAGAGTTTCTCTACCATAAACTGGACTATCTACTGGATAAATTAAACCTTTACTAGGTAGAGGAACAGACTCAATAGGAATATCTAAACCAAAGTCTTCTTCTAGAACATTAACTCTCTTAATAGGACTGTCTCCACCTACTGGAACACCACCTAATAGCTCACCTCTATCTGACATATACTACATCCTTTATCTTCTCTCTAGAGATATTATACCTTAATTTCTAGAGATTGTTTAATTATTTTTTTTAATTTACTAGTCTTTCAAAAGTTCCTACAATATCATCTAAATTAATAGTATCTTCTTCACCTGAACCCATATCTTTTCTTCCTACAAATACAACTGATACTGATCCTCTAAATATACCACTCTGCAAATCTTCATCAGACATATTTCTAGAAGATATATTTGTAGTAAAGCTTTCTAGAACTCCTAATGTTACATACTCTTGTAAAATTTCTCTTAATCTTCTGTCATATTCAGCAACAAAAGGCTCTACTCTAGATGTATAATTTTCAAATAGAAACTCTCTAACAGACATATCTCTAATTCTTTTTCTAATTTCAGATCGTGCTCTTCTAGTTCCTATCGCTCCTGCGAGACTAGGTTTAACATCATCTTCAGTTCTTGCTGAAGTTACTCTAATTGCATCTCTGCTTAATGCAATTGTATTAATATCTCTAGATCTATAAAGTTCTCTTAATTCATTTGTGTTATTAGAGCCTAGATCATTTAAGTCATTCAAAATTAGATTTAGACCACTTCCAACTTCAATCCGTTGTCCACTTGGTGACCTACCAACTTCAGTTCTAGAGATAACACCTAAAGCTCCTACTGTAGCAGGAATAACTTTTGAAATGCTTTCAGCACCCTCTAGAAGTCTTGTTTTAGTTTCACCAAAATAAGATGCATTATAACTACTAAAGTAATAGTTTCTTCTATGCGACTCTGCCGTTGCCTTTATAATTGTTTTATCTTGATCTTCGACTCCATCAATACCTGCGTCACTAGCAAAATTTGTCATATAATAACTTTTTGACCCAGTTACAATTTGGTAATTATAATTTGAAAGTGGAATATCTTGTATATAAAGATATGTCTTTTCTTCAGAAGCAAAAGTAGCAGAATTTTTACGTAGAACACTACTTTCTATCCCAGGTAAACAAACCATATCACGAAGCAAAAGGTTTTCGTCTTTGATCAAATTCGCTGCTTTATTGTAGCTTATAATAGTAGGACCATCTAGATCACCGTCTTCAAGCTCGTCGTTTTCTTCTCTTACACATGCATCAGATGTAAAGTTACTTTTATCAGCATCAAATATATTTGTTCCATCAAAACCACCTGCTAAGTAAACTGAAAATGCCATGTGTCTTGAATTGTATTCTGCAATTAACTTTTTTCTTGGATCTAAGTCTTCAAAAGGATTTACATTATAGTCTTTTAAGTCACTATTAACATTAAGATATCTAGCATAGTCACTATGCATTAGCGTTTCTTCTTGCATAGTACTTAAGTCTTTGCCATCTCTTCGATATGTAGCTAAATTCCAATTAATAAAGTCTTGCTCAACATCACTCGAGCCAGTATGAACAATTATTTTTTCTAAATGAAACAAGTTATTATTGTATAGATCAGTATCTATATTATTATCTTCGCTTTTTTCATTCCAACTAGCAGCTACTCCGTCTTGTGTTGCATCTGGCAAAAACATTGAAAAGTCAAAATACTTTTCGCTTCTACTTACTCCACCTACGTTTGCAAAATGAAGCAAATCTTCACCTACTGGTTTAACAATCCTGTCTAATTGTACATTTATATCTTCATTTGTACGGTATCTATAGTTAAATCTTGCATTAATACCCCACGTAGGATTTTCAATGCTTGTTGCTCTACTTTGCAAGTCGTCAATACGTGGAGAAAACTTATCGTTAGCTTGTGTACTTAGTTGAACTGTCACTGGCAAAGGACACTGTACTACGCCGTTACTAAAAGAACTATTGTCAATGGAACCAAAAGAAGAGATATTTGATAGTAAACTATTACTGTCATATTCTGTCATTATATGACGATAACCTCTGAAACCGCTTGGCATTATTGTTGAAGGCATTTTTCTATTTTCAACATCTTCATGCATTTCTATTCGGATATATTGGCTCTGATTAGGATATTTTCCTTTTGTTACTATTTTTTGTTTTTCTACTGCGACTTCCCAATTGTAGTATTCATATTGCGATCCTATTTTTTTGGCAACATAATCTTTAGAATAAGGATCTAAGTTACAATTGTCAAACTTTTCTAAAATAACATCTGATCTATAGTCAACAACTAAAACTCTAAAATATGAATAACTATTACCAGAGTCTGAATTATTCTTTTTAAGCTCTTTTCCTAATGATATTGGCTGAATAATTGTATATACATCTTTATTTCCTACAGAGCCATCAGCTCTTGAATGAAACTTAAATAAGTCACTTACTTTTTTAGTTAAATTAACTCTACTAGTATCTTGAATAGCAAACGTTTGTGATACTATCCAAGGAGTCGATGCAGTTCTGTATCTTGCTCTAAAATCCTCAAAATTAGGATTACTAGTATCACTTGTATTTCTGTCTAAAGAAGAAGATAAAATAAAAGTTGTATATCCACTATCTAAATGTTTTAAGCCGCTATGAAATGCATGTGATGGATCATAAGCTGAATATAACAAATGACCTTTTTCTTCTATTTTTAGAGGATCTGTATTGAAGACTTTTTTATAATAAAAGTCACTATTTCTATTAAAATTAAAGATAATTTTATTATCTTCAAAAATATTGTAACCGTTTAGAAATAAGCTAAAAATTCTATCTCCATCTTCATCTAGACTTCCACTACCTATATGTTGACCTAAATCACCTCCAACACCATAAAATCCTTTTGCAATAGAATTGCTATCTAATGTTTTATTCGATTCTACAACATTAAGCCCAGGATAAACTCCACTAGGAAACATTAGAATACCATTAATAATAGGATATAATTCTCTACCATTAGCATCTTCAGTTAAATTATTTGTTACACCATCAATACTTGTCATTCCAAATTGTTCAAATGACTCTGTTAGTGGGTGTAGTATAACGTTATTATCAATAGAACCTGTGCTCTGATAATAAAAGCCGCCTAAAAAGAATGTTCTTCCAAGTGGTCCACCTTCATTAGCGTATACATTGCTGCTAATTTTACCATGATTTGAACTACCACTTACTTGTTCTGCGCCAACAACAAAGCCTGCTTTTTCAACAATTCCTCTGCTATTTGTTTTTTTACCGTCACCTGCTCCTAAAACTCTAATGAATGATACTTGTTTGTCAAGACCTGTTAACCATTGATCTGCAGCTAGCCTGGCATTGCTTGTTACATTAAAGCTACCTGTCGGATCTCCAAAGTATCTTGCAAAAGTGCTTAGGTTTCCTCCAAAAAGTGCAGGTCTTTCTTCACCCATTGAAATAAAACTCTTAGGTACAAATGCAGGACCTTTATGAGCTGTACCTATAATTGCACATGTATCTTTTCTATAATCAATAGTAGCAGGAGACTCTTCAGTTAGAGTAGCCTCAAAGCCTTCAACACTCGCTTCAATTTCAGCAGACATATTATATCCTATTTTAACGCAGATTTAATTATAATTATCACCCTGCGTTACATATCATGTTTTTTCTAAAAAGCTATTCTGCGTATACTATAGTGCCTAAAATAATACTACATAAATGGCAGAGATTATTTTAGGCAGCTAGAATTCTATTTTAGTATTGTAAGACGCAGTTATCGAATCGAATCGAGAGGGAAATCTCTGTTGGAGTTCCGTCATCATCATAGCTAAGCTGACCGTAATCAGCAGACTCAATGAGGCAGCCCTTCATGTCCCATAACTCAACAACTGTTCCGACAGGGTCAAGAAGCTTGATCTGGCAATCTCTCTTATAGAAATCTGCATAACCAGCGCGACCGCTGACTGACTCATAGTGAGTTCTTAACCACTCCATAACCTGCTGTGCAGCTGATGGTGCAATGGGATCATAAAGTGTAACGTTCATTGTCTGGAACTCATAACGTCCAGCTAAATATCTTGTGCTATTGATAAATTTAAGTGTCTGTGTGCTTCCGTTAAAGTTTGGACGAGCAGCGGTCTTCATCAAGAAAGCATCAATACCTTCGAGAGCGAAGACCCATCTATTTTGTCTTTTCGGCTCAAACTTGTTGGGAATCATTTCAGCAACTGATAATGTCTCTGCCATTTTATTTTATCTCCTAATTCTCTACTATTAAATATACGTTTTATTCGCTAATTGTGTTAGTTACAACAAAATCAAGTGAGACAAACTCAATGGACTTTGTCGGCTGTAAGAAAATTCTTCCACGTAAAGTATTGTTCTCAATGTCAATATCTGTTGTTGTGGATGCATCAATTTGTACTTTATATCGCTGTACACCTTGTCTTTGCTGAACTCTCTGCATGATTGGCTCAACCAATGATGTAAACCTAGCAAGAGTACTTTCTCTATTAGGCTCAAAGAGAAGTGTTTCAGCAACTTTCTTTACTTGTCTTCTAATGTTAATAAGAAGTCTTCTTACATTAACTCTATCAAGTGCTGAAGGATCTTGTAACAATGTCTTTTGTCCAAAGATATACGTCTCTTCTGTTCTACCAGCTGGAACATAAATCGGGTTAATATCAGCATCATAAATTTCATCTAGCTCACTTTCTCTTAGATATAAGCTAGAGCCAACAGCACTTTGAATACGACCTCTATTTAGACCTGCTGGAGCAAACCAAGGATCTGCAATACTGTCGTTTTGCGAATAAACACCTAAGACACCAACAGAAGCCGGAACCTTAACAGGAGCATTATCGATTGGACGTCTAATAAGAACATCTGGGAAGTATGCTGCTGCAAAAGATGTATCCAAAGCTCTTGCTTCAAATTTATCAACTGTATTACCAACATGAATTGTATTAACAATGCCTGCAGCAGATCCACTGATAACTTGATTTCTTGTGTTATACTTGTCAATATCCATAATATAGATTGCGTCAAATCTATTTTCACAAGCGCTAATTCCATGATCTGTTACAGGGAATGCTGTAATTCCTGGAGTTGCCAAGACTTGAATTTCTACAGCTGACTTATCTGTAAAGATATCAATACCTTTTTTGAATGCCTGTGTCGTTGGACCTTCAAAGATATTTGCTACTTCTTCGTTAGCTTCTCTAACAGCTGCTGTGTTTGTAAGATTATATTTCTCTTTATCAAAGATATTTAGCCCATCAAATCCTCCCTGTAAGAATGTTCTAAATTTAAGATAACTTGAGTTAATTCCCTTTGCATCTTGATCAACTGAAACAAACCTATCAAGGCTACTATTTGACTTATTACCTTGAAGTCTTTGATACTCTGCTTGACCCCACTCTTCAACATCCCCAGCTGAGCTAGTTTTTACTTGAATTAATTCTAATGAGAAGAAGTTTCTATTAAAAGTATCACTAGCTTCAAAGGCAGATTTTGCATTATCTTGTGTCGGGAAGAATTTGGCAAAAGAATAAAGTGATTTATTAAAAGTTGTATCGCCTACTTCTCTATAGCCACTTGTACCAACATCAACACTAGACTTAAGACCAAACTTAAGACCCCATGGAATAGGATCAGCAGAAAATGCATTTGTTCCTACTTTTCTACCAATGCTTCTAACATAAGGTAAAGGAGGAATTGATGCGCTATTATAATGAGTTAATCCTTCCATAAGATTAAGTGGGTCTGCAAAAGCTCCTGCTGTTTGTAGACTTAAAGGACCTCTAAATCCTACAGGAAGCGCAGTATCAGGGACCTTACCTGAAAGCAGATCAGTAGATAGCTCAACTCTAACATAAGGATTTTTAACTTCATATAAACCTCTTTGCTCAAGTCTTTGCTTGCCTTCAGCACGATCGAAGTCATAATACATGTGCTTATCACCAATAACTTTGGCAATATAGTTTCTAGAGTCTGGATCAAGACTTAAGTTTCTAAATGCAGCTAGCTTATCGCCACGAATAGGATCAGACTCAAAACTTTCTAAAACAAGATCAAATCTTCCATAAGGAGAGCTACTTGTTCCTTTAATAATATTTTCGATAAGAACTCTAAATCCTTTATGACTTTGCTCACCGTCGTCTAGAGCATGAAGTCTAAATAAATCATAGACCTTTTCAGACAATCCTACACGGCTTGTATCACTTCCTAAACCGTATCCTTGAGAAACAAAGTAAGGAGTTTTTGCTGTTGCGTATCTATGACTAAAATCTTCAAAGTTAGCAATAGATGTATCTGCTGTATTTCTACCTAATGAAGAAGACATTAGGAACCCGTAAAGACTTCCACTAAGAGCTACTGTACTGATTTTTTGAACGTCGCTACCTGTTGCAACAGCAACTGTATTAGAAATATCCCAATGTGAATATAGATAGTGTCCTTCTTCTTCAAGCTTAGTAGGATCTGTATTTAGGACATTTGCGAAATAGTTTGTTTTGCTTGGATCAAAAGAACACTGGAGTGTATTAGAATAAGAAGCGTTTTTGAATCCGTTAAGTAAGATCTTAAAATCATTACCTGACGAACCGCTTACTTGACCAAAGATATAACCAACATCATGTGTTCCTGCTGTATCTCCAAAAAGTCCTTTAGCACTATGACCGTCTAAATCAATGTCTGTATGACTTGAACTTAAGACATTATCAAATTGATATGCAAGAGCTTCATCAAAGTCAAGTGATGCATTAACACCAGCAGGAGTCATGAGAACACCTCTAACAACTGGAACAGACTCGACGCTACTTTGAAGACCTGCGTCTGAAAGATATCTGCTTCCAGCAGACTCTGACATGTAACAGCCTAGAAAGTATGTTCTTCCTGCAACACCCGCTGCTACAGCATTATCATTATAAGCTTTTACTCCTGATCCCTGAACTAGTTGATCACCAACAACAAAGCCAGCATCAGTAACTTTGCCTGTTGAAGGATTAGCTTTTTTACCGTCACCAACGCCAAGAATTCTAACAAATGCACCAGCTTGTGAATTTTGCATCCATTCATTTAGTGCAAGTGGACCATGACGATGTCCGTTAGAGTCTTTGCTATTTTCTGTAATAGAACCGAAGATTTCTCCAAATTGTTCCATATTAGCAAAAACTCTTGGAACAAAAGCTGGTCCTCTCTTTGCAGTTCCAACAACACCGGCAGGTGTTCCACTAGGTAAGACCTGCACAGAACGCTTTTGACTTAAATCTATTTCTCTTAATGTAACACCTGCTCGTGCCATCTATTATCTCCTATTTTATATTAATTATTCGGGAAATTGAACGCCGCTGTTAGTAACTATGAAGTCCATCGCAATAAACTCAATAGCACGTGTCGGAATAAATACAATTCTTCCGTTTAGTCTATTGTTATCAACATCTTCTTCAGAATTGTTTGTGTCATCCATAACTACGCGGAAGTCTTCAATTCCTTGACCTAGTCTAATTAGAGAAAGTCTATTACTTGCTGCTTCAATAAATCTAGCTCTTGTTTGTTGATCATTTTGCTCGAAGAGTAATCCTTGAGCTAGTTCTTCAATTTGTCTCTTAATTTCTAAAACAAGTCTTCTTACGTTAACTCTATCAAGAGAGGTTGCAGCTAGTTGAAGAGTTTTTTGACCAAAGATAACAAATTGTTTATTAGGGAAGTTAGCAATAGGATTGATTCTATTCTCGTATAAAGTATCTCTATCTTCACTATTTAGTCTAACAACAGTACTTTGAACTCTTTCCAAACCACCTCTATTAAATCCTGCAGGTGCAAACCAAGGAGCAGAAATTGCATCATTTTTTGCAAGTGCGCCAAGAGCTACTACTGAAGATGGAACTTTGACTAGTCTCTCTGCTCCTTCGACTTCATAACCTGCATCTCTAATGTAAACATCAGGATAGTAAACTGCAGAGAAATTATTATCAACAGATCTTTGATCAAACAAAGTAGAAGTTTCTTCAACATCAGGAACTGAAGTGCCGTCAGTAACAGTCTGACCAAAAAGTCTCTTACCAGCTTCATCATAAGAAGGAATGTCCATTACATAAATTGCTTTACCATAGTCTCTTACTTTTAATAAAGCTTCATCTGTAACAAAACTATCACGAATGCCAGGAATTGCTAAAGCATTGTAGTTTACTAACATCGGATCTGTCATTAAACGAATTGCATTATTGTATGAGTTGACAATGTTATTATCCAATTCAGCGCCTTGCATTAATGCGTCAGATGTTCTTGCTAATCCACTATCAAAGCCACTAGTACTTGCTTTACCTTCAGGGGTAACACTATGTGTCGAAGTAGCTCTATCATTAAAGTAGTAGCTATCTTCATCCATGATGTTAATACCATCAAAGCCGCCAAAGAAAGTTGCTGTAAATTTAGCAAACTCTGAATATCTATTAAACTTCTTTGTGTCTTCTGCTAACAATGATGCAAATGTTACTCTATCTTTGTCTGGACTTGAAGTCGATTTTGATAAAATGTCTGCATTTAAGTTTATTGTATAACGAGAGTTATCAAATTTGGCCGAAGCAACATCAGCATCTCTAATGTACGCAGCATTTTTAATTTCATCGTATGGACCTGTTAGGTCTGCAACTGTACTTCCACTAAAAGCAACTCTAGATAAAGAGAATTTATTGCTATTGAAATTATCAGCTTCAGAACTATCAATATCAAAAGATGTTCCAAACTTATCAATACATAAGAATTTAGCATAGCTTTCAAAAAGTCTATTAAATCCTTTTCCTCCTGAATTGTTTGGCTTGTCAATATCGTTAACGCGAGACGTGTTAACTCCCCAGTAAAGCCTACTATCAACACTTTCTTGTGTAGATGCTTGTCCTAAATATTCTTTGGGAGACCCTACATTAATATCACCTTTTGTAACCTTAAATCTATGTGGTACAGGAGGTAAGACAGAAAACGCCAGTGTATTAATATGTGCAGCATCTAAAGTATCAGGAGTTTTACCTCCTGTACCAAAAATTGCACTTGCAACATCTGTGCCAGCGGCTTCTGATCCAGTCAAGAAAGCCATATTATCACTACGACCATCACGTCCATCTGAAGTTGTCTTAAGAAGTGGAAGCCCTCTAAAGCCGAATGGTAACGCCTCTTCTGGAATTTCTTCGTTAATAACGTCAGCAGACATTACAACTCTAATGAGCCTAGAGTTATTAGGGAATGTACCTTCTGTCATTAAACGCTTTTCGTCAGGTGTTGTAGTGTCTAAGTTAAGAGAAAGTTTTTTGTCCCCAATTATTCTAGCAATATAGTTAGAGCTTTTTGGATCTAAGTTACAATTTGAGAAGCTCTCAATAATAACAGGCTTTTCATCAGAGTCTCTTAAATCTCTAAGCTCAACTGTAAATGATCCGTATTTGTAGTTAGGATCATTGCTTGCACGAAGATCTCTAATAGAAACTTTATAGTTATCTGTTGCATAAACACCGTCGTCTTTTGCTTCTAGGTGGAAAAGATTATATTCTTTATTACCAAAAGGCTGAGAAATAAATGAAGGTGATCTTGGTGTTCTATATCTTGTTTCAAACTGGCCGTATGCGTTAGCAATTGATCCTGCAGTATCACCGCTATCTAGACTTAAGTCAGTAAATGATGACGTTAAACCGCAGAGAATAGCTGCCGGTTTACCAGCTGATGAAGCAACTGCCTTATCAACAGGAAAGTCTGCATAAAGAAAATGCTTCTTAGATGAAAGAAGATAAGGATTAGTATTTAATACATTTGAAATATAGCTAGGACTATCTGGATCAAATGACACTGGGTACGCTGATGAAGCTCCGTCTACAGATGAAGAAAAGAATAGATTAACAATGCTATTGCTATCAATCAGTGAAGCGTCACCTGCAGGTCTTGAACTATCATCATCAGGCTTTGCTGTAACAGAAGAAGCTGTTAAATAAACAGTTGTATCTTTATCTAAAAACAACATACCTCTTACTAACTGGACACCTAATTCTTGTGAGCTTCCAGAAACGCTTTGGTTGTCACTAAACATTGGATATGTATATGACTCATTTTCATCAAGAGAGTGAGACGCAACAAGCATGTGAACAGATCCAGCGTGTCTTAAATTATCTGAAAGTGTTCCACTAGCAAAAAATCCTGCGTTAGAAACACGACCCGTCTCTTCAAAAGTAGAAGCAGTATCTACATCTTTACCTGTACCTAAAACTCTCATGAAAGTTAAAGATGCATTATCACCTTTTGATTGAAAATATTCACTAACAGCATGTCCTGCTGGCATATTTTGATCAATTTTACCAAATCTTTTTTTGAATTCATCTAAGCTACCAACAGTTACAGGAACAAATGCAGGTCCTCTTTCTGCAGGCCCTATAACTCCAAAAGGAGTTGAGCTTGGACCTCTCTTTGGAGGTGCAATTACTTCAATTTCTCTTTCAAAAAAGCCTGGAGACTTAAAAGTTTGTTCAGCCATGTCGCTAATCTCCTAATTATTATATTACGTTTATCGTATCTAAATATACAACGTCAATGATAATATAATTATTAGTTATTAATTATGTCGATAATCTCGGCTATGCCGCCTGCAAATACGGCTTCTCCTTTTGTTTCTGTAACATTCTTTGCCTGGAGTCTTATGATTTCACCTTCTGCGTTTCGTATTTCTACTTGCTTGGACTTTTGATAATCACTTCCTCTTGCGCCCACAATATCAGGTTTATTTTCACGTGTTTCAGTACCATTTGCAAAGTTTCTTGCATCACTAGCAGCAACCTGCGCTAAAGGATCACGATTTTGAATTCTAGCAACATTTCTTTCTGCATCCATACCAACATTATCGGTTGGTAACAAATCATCTTCGTGTTCAAATTCGTTAAGTAAAAATGCATTTACATCATTACTAACAATGCCACTTTTTCGTGGTTCTTTTGAAATAGAATCTTGAGTAGCACCAATTTCAAAAGATATTTGCGGCGCTGACTTAAATGATCGAAGCGCAGTTTTACCACCCATAATGTCTGGAGCAACAATATAACCTGTTGCTGTTATATTAAATGAATACTTAACAAATCTTTCTTGATCTGAAAAGTCTTGGTATGATGCATCTTGTGATATACTACTATCAATAAACGCTGGAAACCAATAACCTTTGTCACTTTCTACTCTAAACTGCTGCCCAGGATGTAGTGTATAAGCACTCATAATTGTTTCCATAATTGCATTCATTTGCTGTGTAAATGATGACCATATAGTTACTTCATATGATGCTCCAAAGTATCGCGGAGGAGGAATTTCGATAACTTCTACTATGTTATTTGATAGCTTTGGTTGTAGTGATAAGTCACCTGCCACTTCTGTTTTCTTAGCAGGTGAATAAAGAGAATTAAGTAAGTTTTCTTTATTACTTATTTGTTTCCAATCAGTATCTTCTCCAGCAATTCTTTTTGCAATAACTGAAGGAAACATCATGTTATTTGCCATTCCTTTTTGTGGCTTATTTTCAACAGCATTTCTTATAATTGATATAAGTGGCAATATAATTGCATTATTCTTATCTGTCAAAGGCTCTTTACGACGAAGAATAGCAAAACGCTCGCCTGTAGCAAATATAACAGGAACTTTTCTCTGCTGATTTGCATGCATATAAAAAAGAGGTATATCTTTGTCAAAAAGATTAAATATAGCACGATCTAAGTCTTCTAAACCACATGAAGGAATATAGTAGTCTTCTGTAGTATTATTTCCTTCGTATCCTGTAGGAATAGCGATGCTTTCAGGATCTCTTTTGTTTTTTTGAAATCTACTGCTCATACTTAGTCTCCATCATAAAAAGATGATCCTACTCCATCAACATCTCCACTAGAGCCATCAGGTGCAATCTTCTTAGGTCCTGTTATAGGTGCTTCTAACTTGCCATCTTTTCTAAGTTGTCTAACGTCACCTGTTTTACCAAGTTCATTAGTTGCCTCACCTCTTTGCTGAACAAATGTCTTTTGAATTGCGTCAGGGTTTGTAAAGCTTTCTTCAGTAGGCCCTTTAGGGACAAGATCGATATGATCAACACGAGTCTGCTTACCAACTAGTTTATAACCTGCAAGTCTTTCAACATGTCCAAACATAAACTTTTCAACAAAGAAAGATGTTACTTCAAAGAAAACAGAGCCATACGAGAAATAGTCGCCTACATGTAACTCAATATCTCTATCATACATGTCTCTATAATGTATAAAGACTTCAACATTCCATAGTTTTTCAAAACCAAACTTTGTCGTTTTAACTTCTGGTGTTCCCCAGTCAATACGACACTCGATCTCTAACGGCGCATCAAAGACTTTTTTAGTTGATTCTTCGTAAACATCGTTAACATTTGAAAGATCTTCACGAACGTGATAATAGAAAATCTTATGCCCTACGACATCTTTTGTCACTTCTTTTGTTAAATCAGACATAAAGTCCAATTCTCTCTGTGTTATAAATAGTCTAGACATATATTATCCTATTATTATTGCTCTTCCGTTAGGAATAGGAACTCGTTTAAGAATGTTTTGCATTTGCTCAGACTGAGCAGCATCTGTCTCAAGAAGTTTTTGATATGTTAGCTTATCAAGCTGCTCACCTAAACTTGTCTTTAGCTTTTCTTGATCTTCGCGGCCTTGGCTTATTAAGTCAGAACCATTCATTTGAAGATCAGCACCAGGAATAGGAACAGAAGAAAACTTAGATCGAACAAGTCCTAGAGTTTCCTTACACAGGGCTAAAGTATATTCTCTAATCCAGTGTCTTGCAATAGAGTTAATACCTTTATAAGAGATGTTTCCAAAAGGAATGTTAGATAAGTTTGAAACACCAAATATTGTGCTATCTTCAAAAGAAGGCTTAAAAGGATCTGAAGGGAATCCTACCTTTAAGAATAAGTTTAGAGGATTGTCTTGTGTAGGTGTAGGAAAAATTCTTATCTTTGTCCCTTGAATCTTATAAGAGTAGTTACTACGACGTATTCTATTGGATATATCTAACTGTCCTGCTCGAAGATAGTCTTCAAAAACAGGAAGAACATAGAATACTGTTTCTGGTGTAAAGCTTTCAAAAGCAAACTGATTATTTAAGTAGTTTACTGCTGATGTTGTATCAAAGAAGCGATATGCAGCTTGTGGAGAAAAATGAAATACTTCATATATTCTTAATTTGCCTTTGCTTGCATGATTTAACTTTGTTGTATTTGCTGCATCCAGATAAGCATCAGACATAACAGAAACTTCAGCACCTGAACTAGTTGTAGTTTTTAAGTCTGTATAAATATCATAATCTTGTCGGCCTCTTTCTAATGCAATTGAACCGCTTAAAGTATTATAAGCGCCACCGACTCCTGCTTGATCTGCATAAGGTTCAGCACGCCTTGTAAGATATTCTAATGTCTCTCTAGGAAACTGCTGTTCTTTTCCATGCGGACCAACCTTATTATTATTATCATCTTCCAGCGATCCTGTTGAAATACCCATAAGGTTTGACATATAGGATTCAGCTTGATTTTGGTTGATAATCTTGCTGTATTTTAATGTGGCTTCTTCGAAGTTAGCCCATATTTGTTTATTTGTTAGTTCGACTGATAGAATGTCATCGCCAAGTTTTCTTTTAACATATACGACCATTTTGT